ATTGGCTTATGACATATTCATTAGCAAATTAGAAGAGGGTCAGATAGTAGAAATGTATATTGATCTTGCAAATGCAGATCATAGTAAAGCACAACTTGCAAAAGTACATGCTTGTATTAGAGAAATGGCAAAAGAGTCCGGGTACACTTTTGATGAAATGAAAGATGTGGTAAAAGAAGCATCTGGTCTGGGAGGTAAATCCTTTGCAGATTGTAGTAAGGATGAACTTATGTTAGCTATAGAAGCTTGTATACAAATAGGAAGAGAACAGTTTAATCTTAATCTTGGGTAGGCTCTACATAGCCTTCATCTCCTGGTTCTAATATTTCTTTTTCTTCAAACATATTGTTAGCAATAGCTTGTTTTTCAATTTCAGCTAACAAGAGAGTAGTTGTATAAAAGTGTTGTTGTAGTTCAGTTTCCAGCTCATTGTATTTTTTGGTCATTACAGCTTTAAGATCCTCTTCAATAGTTTCTTTTGGAAGGTTCTTGAAGATATAGTAAGACAAACCTTTTACCATGAGATAAAAAGCTTTGTTAACTTTGACATCAACTATAACATCATCCTTTAGTTCTTTAACCTTTACCATTGTATTAATTTTAAACAAAAATAGAAAAAAAATGGACTTAGAAGAAATTAAACAAAAAATGTTTACTAAACTTGGACCCAGCGGCTGGGACAGGGTATTTAAATCTTTTATATTTAGCAGTGACTTTGATGATATACTTACTAAGCTATATACACTGAGTCAGGATGATAAGAGATTTACTCCACCACTAAAACAAGTGTTCAGAGCATTTGAAGAATGTCCTTATGACAAGCTAAAAGTAGTTATAGTGGGTCAGGATCCATATCCAGGTTTGGGACAGGCCGATGGTATATCCTTTAGCTGTAGTAATACAGGTAAATTACAACCAAGTCTTAGGTATATCTTAGGAGAAGTGAACAGAACAGTTTACAATGGTCATCCAGTAAGTGAAGATGTAGATCTTACAAGATGGTCTAATCAAGGCATACTTATGCTTAATACAGCTCTTACAACTGAGGTAAGTAAAATAGGTAGTCACTATGATATATGGAAGAAGTTTACCGCATATTTACTAGACTGGCTTAATAGCTACAACCCCGGACTAATTTATGTGTATATGGGTAAAAAGGCTGAAGAATGGTCTGAACTTACTACAAATACAGATTATAAATTTATGGTAAAGCATCCTGCTAGTGCTGCTTATAATGGCTCCAAATGGGATTCAGATGATGTTTTTGTTAAGATATCTACAATAGTAACTAACACCACAGGTGAAATAATAACTTGGTAATGACAGATATATTTACAAGGTTGATCCAGGAAGGATTAACACCTAATACTTACTATGTTTTACATTGTATAAGAGAGAAGATTGTTCCACATAAATCTGTCAACAAAGAATTAGAATGCAAAAGACTGCAAACGGATCAATGGTTGACAGAAAGTTTGGAATTAACAAGCAAAAGTCTTATCTTTATGGAAGAAATTAATGGTTACTTTAAGAGAACCAAGAAGAAAACTTCACAAGATTTAATGGGGCAAGACTTTGTAAGAAATATAGAGAAATATGTAGAAATATTTCCTAACATAAAACTCCCATCTGGTAAATATGCTAGAGTAAATGCTAAGAATCTTGAAGCACCATTTAGATGGTTCTTTGAGACCTTTAATTACAATTGGGAGGAGGTAATTAAAGCCACAGAAAGATATGTTGATGAATTCAGTGTAAGAAGATATGATTTTATGAGAAACTCACAATACTTTATCAGGAAACAGGATCCAGATAAATCTTTTGAATCTGATTTGGCAACATATTGTGAGATAATCAGAAGTGGTGGTAATGAAGAACAAGTATATTTTAGTGAGAGAGTAGTATGATAAATCTAAAACTGACTATGATTGCTGTGGTGGGGTCTTTGTTTTGTTTTACTGTTATAGATCAGTTTATAGTTACTATAAATATCTGGCAGTATTTGATAATTGAAGTAATCATGGCAGTTGTACATAGTTTCTATAACTATGTCAAAAACAAATATTTAACTAATACATAAACATATGGCAGAATTATTTAATGGTGCACAGCCACTACAACCTGTAAGTGAAAGAGATGCTTTATACAAAGCATTAGCAAAAATGGCGGCTAGAAGCCGGGGGGATATAAAATCTTTAAGAAGTGCCTGGCCCAAATTTAATGATGCCTTTTGTGATGGATTGGAATGGAGAACTATCACCGTAGTTGGTGCTAGACCTGGTACAGGTAAAACTTTATTCATGGAACAATTGATTAGTGACATTATTGAGATGAACAGAGATCAAAGATTCCGTGTATTAAAGTTTCAAATGGAAATGGTTGATGAGACCAGTGGTATAAGAAAGTTTAGTCTGAATACAGGTGCTGATTACAACACCCTGATGAGTAAGGGTAAGAAGATTGATAAAACTCTTTATGCAAAATGCAAGGATTATTATGATAATACAGCTCACAAGGATATAATAGATGTAATCTATGATGCTTGTACTGTAGATGAAATGTGTGCTACTATTCATTACCAAATGCAAAAGTATTCTAAGTTGACTGTGGATGCAGATGGTAATCAGAAAAGAGAGTACACTAATATGCTTGTTGCAATAGATCACTCAGCTTTATTTAAAAATGGTAAGGGACAAAGAGATAAATTTGAAATGTTAGGAGCTTTAGGTGAAGCACTCACCATGTTAAAGAAAAAGTATCCGGTAGCTTTTGTAGTCCTTAGCCAGTTGAATAGAAACATAGATGATCCAAAGAGAGCAGTGGATGGTGATTATGGTAATTATGTATTGGACTCAGATATTTATGGGTCAGATGCATTATTACAACATGCAGACGTTGTGCTGGGTATAAACAAACCTTCTCTGAGAAAAATAAGACAGTATGGGCCAGACAGATATATCATAAATGATGAGGATATATTAGCTTTTCACTTTTTGAAATCTAGAAATGGTACCACAAGGATAAGTTTCTTTAAACTTGACAGAGAGGTGATGAGAATAGTAGAGATACCTACTCCAGCATGTGCAACTAAAAAAGTATCAACACAGTAAATTTTAAGTATGAATATAAGAAAAGAAAGAGAAAAAGAGTTCTTTGTAGAACACATGGAGACTTTTAAAAAGCTGGGTCTGTCAGATCCGTTTTTTATAATTAAAACTGCATTCTTCCAGAAAGGTAAATTTGGTAGACAAGTACAGTTATTTGAGTCTGAAATCAGTAAAGGTGAAGATGTCTATATTGAATTTTATGACAATGTAACTGATGATAAAGGTACTGTAACTGATGTAACCCCATTTAATGAGGACAGGCAGTTGTTTAAGTACAAAGCTAATCCGTTCTATGCTGAGGAGTATGAAACAAAAGAGGGTACAAACTTTAAAGGTGAGCCTTATGTTCTTTATACTGTTCCTACATCTGAATTGGTAGCAGTACTTAAAGATGGTACTGAGATAACTTATGCTCTTTATGAAAAGAGAAAGGAAGAAAACAAGAAAGAAGATTCTTTACCTAAGTTACAGAAAAGCTTGTCATTGTTTCCTGATTTTGAAGATGAGTTTGGTTCCGCTAAGGAAATAGAATTAAGCAGTCAGCTTGATAAAGATGTACCATTGTCAGAGATTACTATAAGAGATCTTGCAGCTATCATGTTAATGAAGCCTGTAAGTAATAGACCATGGTTGAATGATCTGATTAAACAAACAAAAAGTGAAATATGAGTATAGTACTTCCAACTAAAAAGGTTAAGGCTGAAAGACAGAATCCAAAGAGAATGATTATTTATTCTAAGCCTAAGACTGGTAAGACAACAGCATATGCTGGTCTTGATGACAACTTAATTCTAGATTTGGAGAGTGGTTCTGATTATGTTGAAGCTCTAAAGATTAAAGTGAATACTTTGCAAGAGTTGCTAGATGCTGGTAAAGCTATCAAAGCAGCCGGTAATCCTTATAAGTATGTTACTGTAGATACTGTAACTGCATTAGAGGATATGATACAACCTCTTGCAATAAAACTTTACCGTCAGACACCAATGGGTAAAAACTATGATGGAGACAATGTAACTACACTACCAAATGGTGCTGGTTATTTATATATCCGTCAAGCATTCTTCCAAGTTTTAGATTTTATTGATACCTTAGCTCCCCACATTATTTTATCTGGTCATATTAAAGACAAGGTAGTTGATGATAAAGGTGAGATGGTTATGTCTGCTAACATAGACTTAACTGGTAAAATAAAGTCTTTGATTTGTGCTAATGCTGATGCTATTGGGTACATGTACAGAAAAGGAAATAAAACTATTCTGAGCTTTAAGACTAATGAAGAAGTTACTTGTGGTGCAAGACCAGAACATCTCCGTAATGAAGAGATAGTAGTAACTGAGATGAATGAAAAAGGTGAATTGCAGTTTCACTGGGATAAAATTTATGTATAATAACAAATAAAAAATAAAAAACAATGGGATTAAGTACAACTGACTTAGGAACTGGTGGCAGTGGGCTACCTAAAACAATTTCTCCAGGAAATCATGTGTTAAAGATTAACTATGTGGAGCTAGAAGATTTTAAATTCATTGATAATGCAAAACATTTGCTTTTGCATGTGGAAACACAACCTATTGATGGTTTTGAAGGCTTCATGCTTGACAAAGATGATGAAAGCAAAGGTAGATATGCTGGTCAGATTGGTAAAGTTAAAGCTAGCCAATATGCATATGCAGATGGTGTAACTAAAACAGGTATTAAGATTCAGAGAGATAGATCTATCTTGATTTTTCTACAAAGCTTGTGTAAAACTGCAGGAATCAATGAGTGGTTTACTGAACAAGATGGTAAGCATGACACTATTGAAGACTTTGTAGAAGCATTTAATGCTACTGCACCTATCAAAGATAAGTTTCTTGAGTTCTGTATTGCTGGTAGAGAATATGAAGGTAAGACAGGTTATACAAACTATGATATGTGGTTGCCAAAAGGAGAAAATAAAAAGTATGCTTATGGTGAGGTAGAGGAAGGAAAAGTTATTACTTTTGATGAATCCAAACATTTGAAAAAATTAGAGACAAAAGAAGTAAAAAGCTTTGGAGAGGATGATGACTTCACACCTCCATCTAAAACATCTTCTGACTTCAGCCTAGACTAATAAGTTATAGGGGGAGTTAGAAATGGCTTCCCCTTAATTTTTAAACTAGGTAGTATGATTTCAACAAAGAATTTAATTACTGATTTAGAACAAGTCCCCAGAGAATGGGTCTTTGAATATTATCTTAACCTGAAGGAAAAACTAACAGGTCAAGATGTAAAAATGCTATCTGCATTTAATGCCAAGGATAAAGTTCCATCCATGTTTGTTTATTTTGATGTAGCCTCTGGATTCTATAAATTCAAGGACTTTTCATCTGGTTATCAGGGAGATTGCATTGAGTTGGTAAAGCATTTGTTTAACATGTCTACAAGAGGACAAGCTACAAATAAAATACTTCTTGAGTATCAACAGTATCTTAAAGATAACACTACATATACTCCTGAGGCTGCTATGTTTCATGATAAGTATAGAGTAGTAGATTATGAGATGAGACACTGGAATAACTTTGATCAGACTTATTGGATGGGTTTTAAGATTGGGTCTGGAATGCTTGATAGATATAATGTAGTTCCTCTGGCTTTCTTTACTATGAGCAAAACTGAACAAGATGGTAGTATAACTTCACATACATTTAGAAAGTCCCATACTTATGGATATTTTAGAAATGATGGTAGCTTGTATAAGATATATATGCCAAAGAGTACTCAGAAGAAGTTTATCAAGGTAGAAAACTATATTCAGGGCACAGATCAGTTGAGATATGATTGCAAGTATCTTATTATCACATCTTCACTTAAGGATCTTATGGCTTTCAACAAACTAGGTATTAGTAATATTGAAGCTATTGCTCCAGACAGTGAGAATACTATGATAGGAGAAAAGGCTATTGGAGAACTAAAACTTAAGTATCATAAAATAGTTGTGTTGTTTGACAATGATGAGCCTGGGATTAAAGCTGCTCAAAGATATTCTGATATGTATGGATTTAGCTATATACTGCTACCAATGGAGAAAGATCTTTCTGACTCAGTTAAAGTACATGGTATAGATAAAGTAAGAGAAGTATTATTTCCATTATTAAAACAAGCATTATGAGTTGGATATATCAAGGTAAAGAGTTTACTAACAGTATGATTCCTGAAGGAGCTGTGGGATTTGTGTATGAGATGGAAGCCATTATTGATGATAAGTCTGTAAGGTATGTGGGTAAGAAGAATTTTTACTCTACTACAAAGAAGAAGTTTGGTAAAAGAGCTGTTGCTCAGATGACTGATAAAAGAAACAAGAAATATGAGACTGTTTCTAAAGCTAGTTACCAGAACTACTATAGTAGTAATGCAGTTCTTAAAGAAGCTCACAAAGCTGGTATATCAATCAAAAGGTATATGGTCAAGATATGTTTTTCCAAAATGGAACTCACATATTTTGAAACTAAGTATCAATTTTTGAGAGAGGTTCTTGAAAAAGATGAGTATTTGAATGGTAATATACTGGGCCGCTTCTTTAAGGTAAAATAAAATAATTATGACAGAATTAGAATTGACAAGCCTCCTATTTAGGTTGGCTGACTATGGTATTACAGGTGTTAAAGTAAAATATGATGGTGGAGGAGACTCAGGAGCCATAGAATGGATAGGTTATACAAAAAAACCTTGTGAAACTCCAGAAGATGTAAATGATAATATAGAAGATTGGGAAAATGATTGGTTATTAGCAAAAATTTCTGCAGATGCCCATAATGCAATTGAAGAATTTGCTCAAGAAAAACTTCTTGATGACATAGAAGACTGGTGGAATAATGAAGGTGGTTGGGGAGAGTTATGTATTTGTGTTCCTTCAGGTAAGTATATTATTAATAATAATATTAGAATTACTGACCATGAGACTCATTTTCATGATGGTAGTATTCTAGATAAAGCAGAAGAAGACTAATGGAAGATTTTGAAAGATGGTTAATAGATGAGTTGGAGACTCAAACATTAACAGATGAACTAAAAGATGAAATACTTGAAAGGGTAAGAGAATTGTATGATGATGCTCAGAGTGAGGGATATAGTGAAGGTACTAATCAGGTTAGAGATGAGCTTATTGAGTTATTAAACAAAATGTAATGGCACATCCTTGGCAACATGCAAAATCATCAGCTAAGAAGTTTGGTGGTTCTCCTGTGGATTACCTAGCAATACATAACTGGTTTGATGAAACTAAGGCCTGGGTAGGTCATAGTATGCACAGAATGTTTAGACATCATAGTGAAGGTATATTTGAATGTGAGCAAAGATTTGGTATGGTGATTACCAACTCTGATGGCAAAGATGTATATGTAAGATATGTTGGTGAGCAGCATGTCAAGGAAGATTGCAATAATTATATCCCTACTGCAAAAGAATGGGTGGATATGATTGAATCTGGTAAACCACATATGTGGGCAATAAAAACTTTAAAAATTGAAGACTAATGGAAGAAGTAAAGGCAATTAAACTAGAAAATGAAAAAATTAAAGTGGTTTTTACAAATGAAGCTGATTCAAATGAATCAGACTTAGTAATGACACTTACTATAACTAGAGATGGAGAAAAGAAAATAACCTCAGTAAGTATAGATCCTTCTGTACTTAGTAGAGAAGCATCATTTATGGGTGAAATGTATATGAAAACTGTTGATGTTTTGTTTGCTGTGAAAAAAATATTTGATGCAGGTGAGACATATGAGGGATTACATGTATTAACTAGAGCAGAGTATAAAGAGTATGTAACAAAAGTTTTAGGTTATAAAATTGAAGACTGATGGCAAAGATGATTTTTGACAAAGAAGAAACAAGGAACTTAATGATGATGTTGCAATCTGAGGATGCAGATAATCATCTTATAGCATTTGAATCCTTGAAGAATGTTGATTATAATAAGTATATAGGAGAATTATTAGTGCTTTATAAGTATGGTGGACACAGTTTAAACAATTGGCAAGTTAACTGTAAAAAAGTAACTGATAAACTTGATAAGATTTTAGATCAAGCTGTACTAAGCAGTCCTAGAACATTAAGTTTGATTACAAAACACAGAGGTTCTAAAGCTTCGGTTGAGCTATTTATGGAATTCTTTATTAGGGATATGTCAAGGATGTTAGAGTCTATTGGCTATCCTACTGACAAATTTGAAATAGATATTAAATTTAAAGATGATGGACAGACAACAGAGTCTTAGTAAAATTGCAAAAGAGTTAATGCTGAAAGAGCCCTTCTACGGGTTCTTTCTTATTGCTCTAAACAAAGTCTGGGATGCTAAAAGAGTTCCTACAGCAGGTGTTAGTAAGAATAATATTAATTATCAACTTGCTATTAATCCTGAGTTCTGGGAATCTCTTAGTGATAACCACAGACTTGGTTTACTTAAACATGAATTGCTACATATTGCATTTGGACATCTTACTACTTTCTTTAAGTTTAGTGATAAGAAACTTGCTAATGTAGCAATGGACATGGAAATCAATCAGTATATATCTAAAGACTGGCTACCGGAAGGTGGTATTGATATAGATAATTATGCTGACTTAAATCTTGATAGGAAAGCTGGTTGTAGATATTACTATGACAAGCTGAAACAACTACAGGATGAGAAAAATCAGAAGGGTACTTGTGGTAATGAACCTATGGACAAGTTACTAGATGCTATGGCAAATGGTGAACTTGATGAACATGCTACCTGGGAGGAGTTTGAAGACATGACTGAGGCAGAACAGAAGTTAATTGATAAACAATTACAAAAGGTTCTTGGTGATGCTAAAGAACAAACTCTTAAGAAGAAAGGTAATGTTCCTGGAGAAATTGAAGGAGTAATTATTATTGAAGAAGTTGTAAAGCCTAAGTTTAATTGGAGAGGTTATATCAGAAGATTTACAGGAGTAAGTACTAAGGTATTTACTAAGAAAATCAGGAGGAAAGAGAACCGCAGATTTGATGCTAATCCTGGTCTGAAGGTAAAAATGAGACAGCATATGTTGTTAGCTATTGATACTTCAGGTTCAGTAAGTGATTCTGAGTTACAAGAATTTATGAGTGAGATATATCACATCTATAAATGTGGTGTTGATATTACTGTAGTACAGTGTGATACTGTTATTAGATCTATTGAACCTTACAAAGGTAAGTTTGAAATGGCTGTGCAAGGTAGAGGTGGAACTGAGTTTGACCCTGTCCTAGAATATTTTAATGCCAACACTAAAAAATATACAAGCCTGGTGTATTTTACTGACGGTGAGTGTGGTTATTCTGTAAAACCTAGAGGTAACACTCTATGGGTTTTGTCAGAAAGGTCTTATATGAATACAGAGTTACCAGGTAAAGTTATTAAATTAGAATTATAAAAATTAAAGATTATGAATCAAGTACAATTGAATGTAAATGAGTTAAAGGATTTTATTAAACATATGGTTAGTAATAACCAACATATCCAAGCTGAAGGTAAAGTACCTGTAGCTGTAAATATTGAGGGTGATGCTGGTTTGGGTAAAACTTCTGCAATCATGCAGTTGGGTAAAGAGTTAAAAATGGAAGTTGTAAAGCTTAATTTATCTCAGTTAGAAGAATTAGGTGACTTAGTAGGTTTTCCTGTAAAAGAATTTCAAATTGCAAATGCTGAAGGTCAGACAAGATGGATTAATGAGTCTCAGATATCTGCAGCTAGTGCTAAAGGTTATAAAGTTGTAGGTAAGAGAATGTCACATGCTGCTCCTGAATGGATTCAAGGTAAAGGAGAGGGTGGTTTCTTGATTCTTGATGATTATACCAGAGCTGATGCAAGATTTATGCAAGCAACTATGGAGATATTAGACAGACAAGAATATGTATCTTGGAAGCTACCAAAGAACTGGCATGTAATCTTGACTACTAATCCAGACAATGGTGATTATAATGTAACCTCTCTTGACGTAGCTCAGAAGACTAGATTTATTTCTGTTGAGTTGAAATATGATTCTGATGTATGGGCTAAGTGGGCAGAGAAAGCAAACATAGATGGTAGATGTATTAACTTTATGTTGATGCACCCAGAATTGGTAACTCAAAGAGTTAATCCAAGAGCTATTACTACTTTCTTCAATGCTATTAGTTCTATTGAGAAGTTTGAAGCAGACCTGCCTTTAATCCAAATGATTGGTGAAGGTTCTGTTGGTGTAGACTTTAGTTCAATGTTTACTATGTTCATTAATAATAAGCTGGATAGGATTATTTCTCCAGTAGACATCCTGACTAAAGATGAGCAGTATGTAATGAATAGCTTAACCAATGCTGTTGGTAAGGATGATGATTTCCGGGCTGACATCTCTAGTGTTATTGCTACCAGGGTGATTAACTATTCTCTTACTTTAGCTGACAAAGGTTCAGTAGGTAAACCAATCATTGACAGGATAGCTAAACTTACTACTGACTGTGAAGCATTTACTGATGACCTTAGATACTATATGGTCAAAGAGATTGTTAACGGTAATAAAGTTAAGTTCTCTCAGCTCATGATGAATCAGGACGTGGTGAAGATGGCTGTCAAGTAAAGCAAACATCAAGCAGTTCCCCACCAAAAGGAACTTAAAATTTAATTAAAACAAACATAGGGGGAGATAAAACTCCCCTTATTAAACTTAAAAGAATGAAAACATACTTACATATTTATGAAGCAGATGCAATGTCCAATGAGCTAATTATAAAGGTAGAACCTTTATATTGTGCTGATAGTAGTACAAACATAATAACTGCAACTGATAAAGATTATACCCCTTCAAAAGGAGATAAACTTTATTTTCTACCGGGAGTAAACATCCCAAGAGTAAAACTAAAAGACTTGTCTTTGCAACATGGTATTAAAACTGTCAGAAATATAAATGATGCTACACATGTATTTGTTGGTAAGAACACTAAAGATAAGATTACAAGTGGAGCTTGGTATTATTCTATACAAACTTCAGCTGTTAGAGCTATTCTTCTAGACCCTGAACTAGTTATGGATGACTATTATAAAGAAAATCTTACACAAGCTTTAGAGTTTTATACTGAAGATGTAGTTATTATAGATTATTCTGCAGCTGGTCAACTTAGAAATTCAGAATTAGCATTTGTAAAAAGATACACTTATAATAGTATTTCTAGACACTCTAGTGTATATTATTCAGTAGACAGTGATCACACAGATTTATTTCCAGATATCTTAACCCTAGATATTTATGATGAGAGTAAGTTAATTAAACACATTAATGGTGAAGATGCTGCTACTATAGATGCAACTATGTTCAATCAGATTTCTGATATGTTTAAGAGCTCAGATGGAGACAATCATGTACTTGCAATGGAGATTATGGCTAATTGTAATTATATAGATAGCTTATTGTATCTAGAGATGTTATTCAAGGATCATGCTGGCAAAATGTACAACTGTCATACTAAGAACCATGTGAATTTCAAGTCTTTACTTAGTTATCTAGGTAAAAGTAAAAGCAACATGGATACCAGTGTGGATAATATAATGCAGTCTCTTATTAACAAAGATGTCCTTGATACAGATAAAATAGATGTTCTTATGGAGCATTATTCTGATGAACTTGGTAGAAGAGGAGACAGTACATTTTTTAAAGTAAAAAGTATAACTGTCAATGAAGAAACTCTGCAGTTACTTAATACTAACTATGTTTATGAAGAGCTCCCAGATTTTATTCCAGAGGATGGTATAGAGATATCTGAATTGCATGGAGACCTTGCTGATCTTAATTCTCTTGAGGATAACTCTCCAGGGGTGGCTAGGGTGGCTAATGACATTGAAATATCTGATGAAGACATAGAAGATGCATTTACTAATATTGTTAGAAATGAACTCAAGTCAGAGTTAATAGCATTAGAAGAGGAAAAACCGGAACCTGAAATAGAGACAAATAAAGGGCCAATAGAAGAGACAGATAATAATCAAACAACACAAACTAAAGATGATCACTTTGAATGGTTCTGATGAGATGGAGAAATTCTATCAGAAGAAATTTTATTTTAGCTATAGTGGGTTGAATAAGCTACTTTATTCACCCACTATGTTTTACAATCATTATGTGCTCAACCAGCGGGAAGACAGTAAGGATGCTCACCTTGTAGGAGGGAGCGTCCTGCACTGTTTACTCTTTGAGCCAGAAGCATATGATGATAAATTTATTAGCATGCCTGGGAAACTACCCAGTGAAAACCCAAAGAAAATTATTGATAATATTTTTAGAATTCATCTTGGATATGGAAATAATTCATTACTTTTGGAAGACTACTCACAAGATATACTCACACAGCTACTCACAGCAAATCTTTATCAGAATCTTAAAACAGATCAGCAAAGACTTGACAAGATTCTTACTGATGACCACAAAGAGTATTTTGAATTCCTTAAAGAAAGTCTAGACAAATCAATAGTTGATCAACCTACTTTGGATGGCTGCAGGGCACAGGTAGAGATACTAAAGAGTAATAAAGACATAAGATCTTTATTAGCACTAGATATTAGTGAGGAAGACACACACATTGAGACCTATAATGAGTTGCATATTAAGGTTGAACATGACAAATTACCTTTTGGTTTTCACGGAATTCTTGACAATGTTGTAGTTGATACTGAGGCAAAGGTGATATTCATCAATGACCTCAAAACTACTGGCAAGTCAATTCAGGATTTCCCGGAAGCTGTTGAGTACTACAAGTATTGGATACAAGCTGTTATCTATACTATTCTAGCTTCAGATAAGTTCTTGAAAGACAGACCAGATGCTAGAGACTGGCAAGTTCAAGTAACCTTTATTGTAATTGACAAATACAATTTAGTTTATCCTTTCCAAGTCTCTACAGAAACAATGACCAAGTGGAAGGGTGATTTCAAATCTGTTATGCAAATAGCCCAGTGGCATTATACACAGAAGAGATATGACTTACCATTTGATCTTGCAGTTGGTAATATTAAATTGTAGAACTTATGGTTATTAGCACGCTTTATAAGAAGTACTTTCAAAAGTCCAAGATATTTTTATATCCGCTCTTGGACATTAAAAGAGGTACAAGTGTTGTTCCAAAAGAGACTTATGTTTCATGGAGTAATACTTGCACAACTGAGGATATGAAATTGATATGTGTTTATCACACCCGCACTGATGCTGAGTATATTAACTTTGAAAAGAATGTTTTACTAAAGCATTCTAGACTCTGTGACTATGTGAAGGCTGATGCTGTGACAAGTATATTCACATTTGATTTTTCTGATTTAAGTGATGATTGGGACCATTTTATAAATGGTAGGTATAGCAAAATGGATATAAAAATAAAGCGTAGAATTTTAGATTTCTTTGACAGCAACAGTGGTAATTACTATTATGTGAATAGTTATTTGTTTCCCATTCCTCATTTTAAACTGTATGCTGAGCTGCTGGATGTGCCGGTTGCTCTTGTAAAATCAGTAGGTGAGCTATGTGATAAACCCAACTTAGATAAGGAAAATCTAGTATTGGAAGTTGCAAACTTGGAAAATATAGAAAAAACAGTAAATTTGTAAAAAATTAAACCAACAAAAAATGAGTGAAAACACAATGATGCTTGTACAATCCACATGGAATGACAAGCAAACTTTCAGAATGATTCCTATTACTGAGTCTTGTCCTTATGTAGAGTGTATCATGGACCCGGATACTAAGGTATTTGTAGTGATTTCTAAGATTAGAAAAGTATCATTACATATGTTACCAAAAGTTGATGATTATGGGCAGCCTGTTACTGGTACAAAAGGTGTGAAACAAGAGAGACACAAGATTGAAGTGTTTCAGGAGTTTTATATAGAAGATGCTACAGCAATAGATGAAGTTATCAAACTATTTGCAGTTAATGCTAAGAAGTTTGACTATAAGAAGTTTATGGCTGAGCAAGCTTAAACAATACCAAAAAACCAGAAAGAGGGTGAGTACCAAACAGCACCCTCTTTTTTTATTTAATTAAACGGGGGAACAGCTTAACTGAACTAAGGTATGAGAACACATTGGGTAATGGATTATGAGACCCTAAGCAATTGCTTTTTAGGAGTCTTTGAAGATGTAAAGTCTGAGCACAGAGAAGTATTTATCTGTCACAAATCACAAAATGATATACTAGAACTAGTAACATTCCTTGAGAGAAATATAACTCTTGAAGAATGGCATGTTAGCTTTAATGGTCTTGCATTTGACAGTCAGATAACTGAACATATTCTCCGGAATAAAGAACAGTTACTTGAACAGGATGGTGAGACTATTGCTAGGTTTATATACCAGAAAGCACAAGCTACTATACAAAGAAGTAATGCAGGAGAGTTTGCTGAATTTGGTTCTAGAGACTTACAGATTAGGCAGATAGATGTATTTAAACTTAATCACTGGGATAACCCAGCTAAGAGATCTAGCCTGAAGTGGATTCAGTATAGCATGGATTGGAAGAACATAAAAGATATGCCTATTCCTCACTATACTGAAGTTACAGAAGGTCAAATAGCATCTATAGTAAACTATTGTATTAATGATGTCCGGTCTACTAAGCAAATCATGAGTTTGAGTAAGGGTCAGATTGAGTTGAGAAGAGCACTAACTTATGAATATGGTATTGATTTATTCTCAGCCTCTGAACCTAGGATAGCTAAAGAATTGTTTTTGCATTTCTTAAGTAAGCAAACTGGTATCAAGAAGTATGATCTCCGTCAGATGAGAACCCAAAGAAACCAGATTGTTGTAAAAGATATCATACTACCTTATATAAGTTTTGAGACAGCAACATTCCAGCATCTCCTTAAGAAGTTCCAGGATGTGGTTATCCACACTGGTGAAACAAAAGGAGGCTTTAAATATTCTGTACAATATAAGGGAGTTAAGACAGACTATGGTCTTGGTGGTATTCATGGTGCTAGAACTAGTAGGGTATATAATGCAACAGAAGATATGGTTATCATGACTTCAGATGTTACAAGTTTTTATCCTAATCTAGCTATTAGAAACAGATGGGCTCCGGCACATTTACCACAAGATGAATTCTGTACACAGTATGAATGGTTTTTTGATGAGAGAAAGGTTATACCTAAAAAGGACCCAAAGAACTATGTATATAAGATTATCTTAAACTCTACTTATGGTCTCAGCAATGATGAGAATAGTTTCCTGTATGACCCTGAGTTTACTATGAGGATTACTATTAATGGTCAGTTGAGTCTTACTATGTTGTATGAGATGATTTGTGAAGGTATCCCGGGTGCAATTCCTCTAATGCAAAATACAGATGGTTTGGAAACTATGATACCTAGGGACCAGATGGATAAGTATATGGAAATCTGCAAGATATGGGAGAAGATGACAAGTCTTCAACTAGAACATGATACATATAGTAAGCTAGTACTGGGTGATGTAAATAACTATATTGCTGTTACTGAAGACGGTAAATCTAAATGCAAGGGTAGATTTGAGTATGCTGACTTAGCTTTACACAAGAACAAAAGTTTTTTAGTTATACCTAAAGCTTTGCATGCATACTTTGTAGAAGGTATCCAGCCTGAAGATTATCTTAAATCCAACAGAAATATCTTTGATTATTGTGGAGGCAAGAAGATTAAGGGTGATTGGAAATATGTAGAGAGATGTATTAAGAATGGTGAGTATAGAGAAAAAGAACTACAACACACCTTAAGATATTATGTATGTAATACAGGATCTAAGATCATGAAGATCAATAAGTCTGATGGTAGAGAAATAAACATTGAGGCCGGTAAATGGCTACAGCAAATTTATATCAACCACATAGATGACATGGACTTTGATGAGTATGAGATTAACTACAAATACTATCTGGAAAATATAAAGAAAGAAATAGAAGGTTTAGAACCAAATGTAAACCAATTAAGTTTATTTTAATATGCCAAAGAAAATACAGAACACAACTAAAGCAAACTTAATAAGTGTACCACTGCCAAGTCATGGTGCTACTTATACTGTGATTAGTCACCAGTTTGTTATTGATTATGCTTATCAAGCCCTTGCTGCTGCAGGGTTTGGTATTGTAGATGAGGAGTACAGATGTACTGCTGACGGACAAATAGCTCAAGGAATTTATAAACTAAATTTTAATAATGACCCTGAGTTGTCAATGATGTTTGCATGGACAAACAGTTATAATAAACAAGTAAAGTTTAAATGTGTAGTAGGTGCATATATAAACAATAGTGGATCTGTTATGATGTCTGGAGAAGTTGGTAGCTGGGTTAGAAAACACACAGGTACGGCAGACACAGAGACAAAAGCCACTATTGATGACTATATCACTAATGCATATATGTATTATAATCAGCTATGTGCTGATAAAGCTGCTATGGAAGTAATAAGTTTGAATAAGAGAAAACAGTCTCAGTTATTAGGCGTGTTGTTTGCTGAGTATGAGATACTTACTACAGAGCAAGCTAGTATGATTAGAGATCAAATGAAGAGACCACAACAAGTATTCAAGAATACTGATAGCTTATGGGCCTTTTATAACTTTGTAACTAATGCATTACAGTCCTCACATCCAAGAACATGGATGGAAGACCAAAGAATCTTGCATTACTTTATTGGGACAATTTGTGATTTTAGTGCACCAGCTATTCCTAATGCACCACTTGCTGTAATTAGTGAACCTGTTGAAGAAGAAGTAATAGACCCATTGTATGCAGATCCGGGACAGACTAATATTCTAGATCAGATTGCTGAAGCTGAAGCTGAAGAAAAGACATTTTCACAAATGGTGCAAGAAGACCCTGAAATGTTAGAGATTGTGCACCAGGTAGAAGAAATACTTGGTACTTTAGATGAAGCTGAGGAAGATGTATTAAGTCTTGAACCAACTGTAGAAGATCATATTCAATTTGAAGCAGAAGGTATAGTTAACTATACTGACACAGCAGGTAATACATTTGAAGCTCCTATAGTAATAGATGATTTTGCTGAGGAAGATAATTTTGATCTTGACTTTAATGAAACTGAAGAAGAACCGGATAACACACCGGACTTTTTCTAGGAGCCTGTTGATGTAAACAGGTTAATAATCAATCGGGGATGCAGAAATGTATCCCCTTTTTTTCTTTATCTTTACATTATGGAAAAACAATTAACTAAAGTAAAAAAGTTTCATGAAGCTTTTGGACAAGAAAATGGAACATGGCCACAAAATTTAGGACCAGATGAAGCAGTACTAAGACATAAACTAATGGCTGAAGAAAATGATGAATACCTTGATGCATGTGACAAAAACTCATTAGTAGAAATAGCAGATGCTTTGGGAGACCAGTTATATATCTTATGTGGAACTATTCTTAAACATGGTATGCAGAATATTATAGAGGAAGTATTTGATGAAATACATGCTAGTAATATGAGTAAACTAGGTGAGGATGGAAAACCTATACTTAGAGAGGATAATAAGATATTAAAAGGTCCTGGATATTTTAGACCAGATTTAAGTAAGTTTATTAAAGTTGAAATAGATGCATCCAATAACATTTAGAAAAGCAATGATTGAGGCCTATATGGCCGGAGCAGAAGCTATGACCTCAGGAGATATAGATGAACCTAACAAAAAAGATGCTAGGGATTGGTTTGATAATGAGTACGGACAACTAGAGTCAGAAGACTGTGACTGTTGTGAAGAGGATGAAGATGGAGACTCTTAAATGTTTTAATTGTGGTGTAGAAAAACCATTAGAAAAATTCAAGAATAACAACAGAAAGTATCAAGTAAAAAGTGCAAAGGGTAAGTGTATAGTTTGTAAAGCATGTTCTTTTCACAAAGCATTAAGTACACTATCTGTTGTAAGATATAATTTTGAAGAAAATATTTTTAAAGTAATACACTTTAAAGACAAGTATGAAGTCTTAGACTTCTATGAAAATGAAGGGGGAGAGCTGTAAAAGGTTCTCCCCTTTTTTTTACCGTCCTTGGGAACGGTATGCTTTTTTGTAGTTCTTAGATCTTTTAGATCTAGAAGTCTTTGTCTTTGCATGAACACCAGGTCTAGAAACTTTAGGCTTGATATATGCTTTTACTGTTGTTGTTGTTGCCTTTGCCATTATTTATTATTTAAGATTTTGGAATTGTTCATCTCTTCTTAATGCCCATATAGGAGATAGGTTCTTACCTTTAATACCATAAATGCTTAATATGTGATTCCATAATTTATAGTCCCCTTCTTCTTGCCATGGATATGGTCCAGACTCTTGACGGTACACAGCCTTCTCACTACCGGTTGCCATGTAACCTAAATCTGCAAGTATCTTTAAGTAAAGACCAATAGTAGGACCAAATGCAATTGAAGTAGCATCTCCATATTTATACCATTCTTCTAGTCCGCCAACCCATGGTAATGGAATAAAAGATTGGTTCTCTCTTTTGGTTGCAATTAACTGATACAACATATGATTACCCATCCATCCAAAGTAACCATAGTCCTCTTCTCTCTTGGCTAGTTTCTGGAATCTATCTTCATCCTGAGGATCCCAACCAAATATAAGAGTTATAGCCATTGCCATTAATGCAAGTGTCATACCTTCAGTAATCATTTTTCTGAATGCAGCTTTTTCTTCTTTAGTCATTACTGACCAATAAGCACCACCAGTTCTCAATGTTTTATACATTGCTTGGACACCTGCTATATAATATCCTTTTACGGGTGAACCTGCTTCCCAGTTATATACATGACCCCAGCGGTTATTCTTAGACAAGTCTGTTTGGAATCTGTTTAGGAACATACCAGTAGCAAACTTTTTATAGAAAGTAAATAGCCTATATACAATATACTTCTCTGCTTGTGGAGAATCTAGTTCATCCATAGCACCATTAAGTCTTTTCTGTACATAATGGATCTTCAACTTGTAGTCATTGAAATTAGTATTTCTAGATACAACAAGTTCTTGTCCTTCAGTAAGCTTAGCACTAGGTTTGATTTTATTCTTAGCGGCCAGCTCTTCAACAGACATACTATATTTTTTAGCTATAGCCTCTAGAGTTTCATTAGGAGCTACAGTATGGTCAACATATCTATTACCCCACTCAGGATTAATACCCTGTTTAAGAACTATTTCTTTTTTATCATTAAGTTCCCAAGCATCTATATACTTTATTTTCTTTACAGAACCATCTGGTTGGATTTGTTCTATTTCTTTATGATACATCATACCACCCATTACTTGGAAAGCACCTTCAACCTCCATAAGTTTTCTAGCATCATAAGCCCAGGTAACATCAAACATATCTCTGATAAAACTTCTAGTAGCAGATTTACCATAGTCCTTTTCTACTTTACCTATAACAGGGTCAAACATGTCTATCATTTGTAGGTTAAGTGACTTAGCTCCTTTCTTATAGATACCTCCTCCGGTAAAACCTGCAAGCTCAATAGCTGATTGATATGCCCACATTCTACCAGAAGCAAATGAGATTGGGTTATAGTAAACCCCAGCTGCAGCTTCAATAGAGTTCTGAACTATCATACCAAATCTGTTTTTCACAGCTGATACCAAGTCAAAAGCAATAAATGATCTACTTGCATTGCTCATTAAGCTATTAGCAAACTTAAGCCACCCTGGATATTCAGATTCCCATGCACTATTTTTCTGACCATAGAATGTCTTTTCTATAAAGTAATCTAGTGCAGCAGCTCTTCTGTTGTCTCCAGCTTTAAGAAAAGATAGTACACCAGTATTCTTAGCTACTTGCTTACTAGCTTTATTTAGATCTTTGATAGCATTATCTGGATCATTCATTACAGATCTCAGTGTTTCAGCCTTGGCTTTTTCTTTTATTAGTACTCCCTGTTTGTTAAGTGAGTAGTTATACATGAACATAGCACTTAATACATCTGTAGAAACTTCATTAAGTTCCATTTTGTATAAACCGTCTACTGGAATTCTGGCTATAGGTTGTCCCTCTAAGTCAGTTGATACTAATAATGTATTAGGATTATAGTTTATACCAAAGTTTTGGTAGTCATCTTTTCTTTTTGCAAATGTAGATTTAACAGCTTCCCATGTAGCACTACCTTTTTCTTTAACATCAGACACAGCTTTTCCAGACTTAAGTAATTCTAAGTTACTAGCCTTTCTTCTTCTTGGTAAGTCAAGATAGAGTTTAGCTGAACCTGGTCTATTCTCCTGCATCTTTAACATGTACTCAGTTACTTTATCCAGTAAGTTTTTCATAGCAGGATTAGTAATAGCTTGAGCATATTCTTTATCCATGTACTTATCATCATAGGCACTGTTTGGATCACCTGGTTTGTATTCTTTAGGAAGGTAGTTACCATCATTATCTATAATAGTACCAATATATTTTTTCTTAGCCTCAGCATCAAACGGTACAGTAAAGTACTCTTCTTTGACTCTTTGGTAAGAATACTTAGGTCCCGGTACTCCATTGATAATTAATGGTTGTTTAGTAACAGGATGTACTAGAGTAGTTTTCTTGTAATGATTTTCATCTACAGGTTTTACTGAAGTCCACATTCTAGTTCTAAACCACTTGTCTTCTTTTTGTTTGGTACTATTGTTCCAGACTTTTTTCTTGTAGTGGTTATTCTCAAACCATTCTGCAAACTCTGGATTAAGTTCCATTGCAGTATATAAATCTTCAGAGTTTATCCAGTCATCTGCATTCTCTAAAGTAATATGAGGAACCTCTGTATCACCCAGCATATTATTAAATGCTATATAGTAGTATTCAGTAGGTGTCTTTTGTGTCAAGCCTCTTAAATCTGCAAACAGTTCTTTTAGCTTTTTGAACTCAGATTCAGACAGACCTAACTCATTTCTTCTTGCTGTAAGTTCATCATAATCAGTCTGTTCTGTAACTGATAAGTCATAACCTGCTGCAAGTCTTTCTTCATAAGCTTTGAGTTTATCAGCTTCTTCAGCAAGTAAACCAGACTTGGTATCTATTTTACTTTCTAAATCAGTTATCTTTTCCTCAATGTCCTTCATAAGTTTAAACTGCTCAGGTTTATACTCAAGAGCATTAGTCTGACCGTTTCTATCAGTCACAAGATTAGATAATGCAAATCTCTGACGGTATAGATCAGCTAACTCAGTAGCAATAGCAGACTTCTTACTTTTGCTAGTAAGGGTCTTTATCTCAGTCATTATAGTATCTCTACTTTCATAGTAGCTTGGAGTATAGGCTACTCTAAAGTTTCTTTCCTCAAACTTTTCAAGAGCTTTTTGAAACTCTTCAGGATTAGATTCCATTGTAATTTTTCTAGCAGCTAGGTCCTGAACAAAAGAATCTAAATCTGTTTGTACTTTATCTTCATTAGGAATATACTCATAGAACTTACTAGACCTTCTTCTATATTCTAGTCTTACTAAAACTCTTTGGAGCTCTTCTCCAGTTTTAGGTTGACCCTTGCTATCATATATCTGGAATAACTCATTGTATCTTTTCTGAGCTTCATCTGCTTCAGTAAAGGTATAGATGTCATCCATAGTAGTAAAGTCCCGGCTTTTGTATACTATCATCTCACCAAGTGCTTTCTGTCTTTCAAGATAAGACTCAGTAGCTATAGTAGCAGGGATTGTTTCTACTTGTTTTGTAAATGGATTAGTGATTTTATTTTCTTGTTTCCAAATATCCTGCACAGCATAATACTCAGGAACTTTTTCCTGATGCATATATTTCTTTTCCCAGTCCCACTTTCTTGCAAGAATTTCTTTCATTGCAGTCTTGTCTCCTTTTTCTTGAGCCTGTTGGAATTCATATTCAAATCTATCTCTGTCAGCTCTCCATCCGTTACCAAATTTACTTTTGATTTTGTAGACTTCAAACTCTTCATACTCACCTTTATCATTTGTACTACCTACTTTATCCACAGATAGTAAAGCTTGTCCTGATCTCTCAATGTTTGTAGGATTTAGACCTGCAGCTTGCATTAGTGGTATAAGTGTCTCAAGCATATCAGTCTCTTCTCTAAGGCTAACTTGCTCAGCATCAGATAGTTTTGTTTTCATAAATCTTACAAAACTACCTAGCGGATCATCAATGGACATGTATGGGTTAAGAAGTGATTCCATAATACCTATGTCTTCTGTATTACCTTCTATCCAATTGTTTAATGAATCTCTGGTAAGTCTTTTTTGATAGTACTCACCTACTTCTCTAACTAATTCTGCAGCACGGGCTGAATTGATTCCAGCACCCATGTCTTTAACAGTAACAGTCTTACCATCAGGATTAGATATAATCCTTTCTACAAGTTCATCTATCTGAGCCTGTGGTATTTTATCCTGTTTAAGATAAGTATTGATTCTTTCAGTTAATCTTTTTTCAAGTTCATCTTGCATAAATGCAGTATTGTCTTCCATGAACTGAAGAGCATATTCCTTTTGAAGTTCTTTTACTTTATCTCTGGCAACAGAAACTATATCAGATATATCAGATACTTCTTTTACAAACTCATTGGTTCTTGAGAGACCAATAGTTTTTTTGATAGCCTTTAAGAATTTATCTTGTCTAGATAAGAAGTCATTAAAGTATAAGATTTTTGATATACCATCTTCAGTTAAGTAACTGTCATTGTTCTCCATCTCATTTAGGATGTTCTCTATCTTAGTAGTAAAGACTTTTACCTGGGATAAACTTTCAACTAATGCAGTAGCTCTCACTCTGAATTCCTCTTGTTGAGCTTGTAATGCTTCTGCCACATCTTCAACAGGAACATCTTTTACATCAACATTTTGGTATCTAGCTAGGAAACCTTTAAGATTACTAAGTATAGCAAGACCACCTTCACCAACAAGTTCTTTCTTAAGTCTACCTGAGTCTTTCAATACTTGAATCTGGTACTTAGCCTCAACATATGTTTGGTTGATGGCATTCTGTAGATTTTTAGTGCTCACATTTTGGAGAGCATCTACAAGGTCATCATACTCATTCTTCATCTCAGCATAGTCTGTCTGATCAAACTTTAAGTTAGCTATCTTAATGTCCTCAAACAGTAACATGTCTGTAAGTTGATCTATGGTTGTATCTGACTTAAGATCTTTTACAGAAATTACTTTGGATATTTTTCTGAAGAGTTCTTTTATAGCATATACAAGCATGCTGATAAAGTTATTGAACTCCGGATCCTGTTGCTGAAGCTTATTGATTTTATTCTCAGCATCTCTCTCAAGAGATCTAACAAGAACTTCTTCCATAAATCTATCAGACTCAAACTGTAGATTAGGATATAGAGCCTTCACTTGCTCAATAATACTTTGGCCGGTAGCTGTAAGCTTGGCTTTGTTATACAAGTTATTAAATAACTTATTGTTTTGGATTGATATACCTTTAATAAAAGGGTGGGCAAACTCATGGATCATTGTACCCATGTTAGCTTTACCTTTAACTAGATATACCATATTACCATAGTAAAACCCTGGTTGATTTTTATATGGAGTGCTTGTTCCAGATAATGTCTCAATTGCTTCCTCTTCTGTTATGTACTGATATGGTACATCTAAAGTAAGCATCATTTTTTCTGCAAGAGCATTAAGAACTTTCTCTGCTCTCTCCTGACTTACATCCTCTTTATTAAACTCAAATGGAACTATGTCTGGCTTAGATCTTTCTGGTAAATAATCTGGTCTAAGATATGCATTCTCTTTATAGAAGATACCTTTGAAAGCATCTATCTGATGAAACATTTCTTTGTTAGGTAAAGCTCTGGTTCCACCAAACTCTGGAGTAAACAACCTACCTTCAATACCATATTTCTCATTAGCATACTTTGACCACTTAGAGTTGTATTCCAGAAATTTTTTGAAGTCCTGGATATTAAGGTACTTATCTACAATACCTAGTGATCTCATGTTAGCTTTAGTAGAGGCTTCAGAGGACTTAAATCTTAAATTCTTGTTTGTGCATGCAGACCTTGCCATATCAATTAATTATTCTCCTAAAAATGGATTAGTACAGTTATTATCTAGATCATCAGAGTCATCTTCTTCAGTATCTTTTCTCTCAGTAAAGTTAGTTAAATTTCCAGTGTTGTCAAGTTCTATTCTTGGTATACTACCAGTATGATATATAGTAAACTTAGCACCTATCTCTTGTAAGTAATCTATGAACTGACTGTCTACTCCCGGCATATCTCCTACTACAAACTCACCTCCATTATTAAATGCTATTTCTATTTGATTTTTAGTTTCAGAACTAAGAGGTTTATTTTTTAATTCACCATTTCTTGCTAGCATTACCACTTTATTACCATCTACTCCAGTTTCTCTATATGCAACAACTGTTGGTGCATTATCAAAATAATCTAATGTATTATTGGTTTTATCCTTTTCATATATAGATTTGGCTGAAAAATTACTAGATGTTTGTTTATTTCTATCAAGTACTTCACCAATAAATCCATCAGCAATCTGTCTCATTGCTTTATCTTTACCATCACCTTGAGGAGTACCTTTACCTACATTTTCAAATCCACCTTTATATCCTTGAAAGCCAGTACTTACAGGAGCTGTAGGTTGAGTAGATACAAACTGTTTAAATCCTTCTATATCTTGTTTACCAGTTTGTTCTACATATTGAGAGTATAGTTGTTGAGCTTGCTGTTTTTGTTGTGGAGTTATAGGTGCATACACAGTCATAATGTTTATTCCTGCGTTTTTTAAAGAAAAATATCTATGATAACCATCATTTAATATACCATTAGAGTCAACAATTCCAGGTACTTTTTGCCCTTCTTTTTTTAAACTTTCAGTGTATTTATTATTTTCTTCTTCACTTCTTTGTCCAAAATTACCTAATTTGATTTCAGATAAAGGTAATGTTTTTTTAACCCACCAAAAACCATTATTAGAATAGTTTTCTATAGTGCTTTCATCTTTGCTACCAAATACTTCATCAACCACATTATCTAATCTAATAAACCCAGCAGCTTCATATACAGCATTAGCTAATTCAGGATTAGAATCAAATAGTTCTGGTACACCTTCTTTAACTTCTCCTACTGGTTGTACAGTAGGTTGAGTAGGTTCTTCTCCAAATAAATTTAACTGAGTACCTGGTGTAGGTCCTTCTTCATCTGTTTCACTTTGTTCTTTTACAAGTTCATTGTAAATAAGTATCTGAGCAATAGCAAAGTTTGCAGTCTTTCTCTCTTTTATTTTAGTTTTTTCATTGTATTGTGGATACTTCTTTAAAAAGTCTTTTAAGAACTCTCTTGCACCATCTGCAGTTTCTTTTGTACTTTCAATTGGTTCATTAATTTTTGATAATTCATCAAAGAATTCTATTATCTGGTCTTCATCATAAGATGATTGTATAAACCCTGGTGCAACCTCATTTGCAAGTTTAAGTGCTTCAGGAGATAATCTTCTGTTACCAGCTTCACTAAGTTTTTCAGCATCAAGCATGTATGACTTGAATGGAGTTTTAACTTGTGTAAGTCTATCAAATATAATTTGGAAAGCATTGTTATTCATGTAGTTATCTGAGAACACTTTAGAAGCATACTTCATTATGGTGTTATACTTATCTACAGGAAGAGCTGAATTAAATCCATATTTAGATTTACCTACACCATGCTGGTATACCATCATTTGTGGGAATAAACCAAAGACATCACTAATAACTTTATTTGATATTGGGTCTTCTACTTTCTTAATATTAGGATCAGCAAGTTGTTTTATATTCTGTACATATATCTGAGCCTCTGATCCAGAGATAATTTTTCTGTCATTAAGAGTTAACATATTATCACCAGTCTTACTTGGTACTCTAGATATTTGTTCTAGTATTGGGAACTGTGCTTTTAGCTGAGGAAAATTCTTAATGATATTCATAATTTTATCAGTATATGAATGTTCATTATCCTTCATTATTGCAGTTCTGTTGAATGTATTCATAAGAGCTTTATCTGCAAGATACATCTCTAAAGATGCTGCAGGTATTGTATCTTTATAAATATCTCTTAAGTATTCTCTCTCTATGACATACTTTATAAAACTTGTTTTGTCTGGGAATAAAGCATCAGCCTCTTTAAATGTCTTCAGACCTCTCTTAAAGTAAGAGTTATCTACCGCATTATTCTTACCAAGGTATAAGTTGTTATTATAGTCAGATTCAATTAAGTTATAGTTAACAGATATACCTGTTATTGTTCCTTCTGCATCTTTATTTATAATTACATCTTTCTCCTGGGAGTTATTACTAGTAACTTTATGACCTCTATAATCATCAGGTCTATTACTTATTTTACCATTGGAATCTATAATATTGGACATATAGTTCTGGTAAATAAAGTTGATCATAGCATTCTTATATTCATCTATGAACCTAGAAGCACCATCTTTACCTTGACCAAAGTTAGCTTTGATAAGATCAGCATTTAATCTGATCTTAGACAATATAAAATCATTAAGTAATGTATTGTCTCTTAACTTAAACAATGGGTTAAGCATAGACATGATGATTTCCTTGTCAAACAATGAACTAAGAACTGAATCAGTCTGTAGTGATGTCATTAAGGTTGGATCTACCTTAGAGTTATTAGCTAACAAATCAATGTTTACATCTCTATACAATATCTCTTGTGGGCTCTTAAATGTTTGAGTATCCGGTTTTGCATTTGACTTAGCAGTAGAAATACCTTTAAGTTGTTTTTCTATTTCCAAGTAATGTAAGAACATAGAGATAGCAAGGTTGGAGTTTTCTTGACCTGGTTCTTTTACTAGTTTTTCCATGTCAGCCGAACTAAATACTCCATTCTTAAGAACATTTGGTTTGTTCACATAATTACTTACAGACTTAGCATACGTTGTACTTGTTATCTCAGGTTTAGTATAAAGTATTTTTGTCTGTGGACTACCTGAGATTTTCTCAAGTCTTTTTATTAAAGATACTTCAAGGTTTCCGTTTCTGACCTCTTCTATAAATACCTCAACAGACATCCTGTTAACTTTTGGTTTAAAATCAAAAGGTCCTTGAGTAACAACAAACATATCACCTTTGTGCTCCTTAACAACATTTCTAAGCAATTGAGAAATTACTCCATTGACAACCATCTCAGCTGAGTTATACTTAACAAAGTTTTGATTTTTTGGAGCATCTCCAGTGAACTCACCATAAGCACTCTTTAATCTTTTTTGATTATCTACATACTGTCTTACTAAAGGGTTGGAAACAAAGAAGATAGCATCTCTTACCGGAACCCCTGCTTTAAATAAATAGAACAGTGTACTAGCTACTTCCATGTTACCTTGAATAAAGAATATCCATGGGTTTTTCTCAACGTCCACAGTACCATTAATAGCCTGTGAAAATAATTCAGCTACACTATTAATACCATCAGCATCATAGATTTTTGAAAGGGATATTCTACCATCATCTGTTTTATTATGAGGTAGGAATAATCTCATTGGAACTTTTGGTTTATCTTTAAGTTCTACATCTCTTCCAAGTTTTTTACTAAACTTAGTTAAGTAATAATCTTTTGGCATTGCCGCACCAATAGAATCAAAGACTGGACTGATAGCATTTTCATTAGCTGCAATACCAAGTACATCTTTACCTTCCATGTTTACACCATGCTTATGTACATTGTACAGTGGATGAAGTGTAATAGATGGAGTAATCTTTTTTCCATCTTTATCACCACCTACAAATCTATCATAGTCACTTACTATGTTCTCAAGCTCTTCAGAAATGTCCTGTAAGATATATGTATCATTTGGTCTCACAAGGTTTACGTAATTATCTGGTAATTCAAGTACCCCTTTAATTGACTCAAGTATCTCATTCTCTGCAGCTTTCTTCTGTGCTTTAATCTGGCCAGCAAAACTTTTATTAGTCTTTTCTCTCTCAGCATTTATCTTATTGATAAAGTCTTTGGTGTTTTCTTTACTAGTAACATATGTACCATCAGAAGCTATGTGTGGAAAGAATGTAGTTAACTTATCAACGTCAAAGTCACCACCAGACTTAGCAACAAGTTCAGATGGAACAAAGATCATGTTATCAGCACTAGGATCCATGAAATGATAAACCTCCATAAACTCCATAGAGTTAAGACCTTGAACTGGAATCCTAACAGCACTTAATGTAATTGACTTTCTGTTATCATCAGTATTAAGCCACTCTTCATCTTTGATAAGTTCATTAAGTCTTTGGATAGTACCTATCTTTTCACCCTTCCATTCTTTATTAAGTAAGTTATTGAACTCACCTTGGATACCAATGGAAACTTTCATGGCATTTGTATTACCATCTTTTCCGGGCTCATAGAAAGGAAGTGTATTACTACCTAGTAGTTTTTCTCTCTCAGCTTCAGTACCTTCAGTAAACTTAACACCACCAGACCACATACCTCTAGTAAGTGTACTTGATACTTGAACCAGTGCTTCACCATAAAGCTTTTGCTTAACAAATCTTTTCTCTACTATTGACATTATAGTCTTCTCAATTGTCTGAGCATCAAGATGTATTGACAAGTCATTTTTTAAAGTACCATCTTCATTAAGACCAATAGCCTCAACTAAATGTTCTGGCATATCTTTTCTTCTTAGCTCTCTTTGGATTAATCTAAGTAAGTTTTCAATATTACCTTTGTAACTATCACCTTCTTTCTTAAAGTTAATCTCATCAAGAAGCTCAAGCTTTAATAGATTAGTGTAGTTATCTACTGCAGCTTTATATCTATTAGCAGCAGACTCATTTTTAGTATTGATAAGTTTACCGCTTTCATATAGACCATTAAGAAGTAGTTTTCTTAACTGAGTTGCAAATACAACTTTACCTTTAGAATAATCTGGAACACTAGCTGATTCTTTAAGATACTCTACATATACAGTATTAGGAGTAAGAGTCAGTTTGTCCTTTATAATCTTTTGCTCTTTGTCAGCAAAAATGTTATCTGGTTTCCCGTCAGCAGTAACACCACCAACTTTAGATCCACTGGCAAATGTTGCATACTGAATATTGTTTCTCAACATTTCATGATGTAGTGTCTCTAAGTCAGATCCTTTAATTACAGATGGTATTAAAGGCATAAGAGCAAACTTATGCATTGCTGTTACAGGTAACACTGTACCAGCTAAGTTACCATAGTTCTGCAACTTAAATACAGGGAAGAAATTTACAACATCTGCTGCTGTAATCTCTTGACGAGCTACTATTTTTTTATAAAGTGCTTCTTGCTGATCACTCCACTTATTCATACCCTTCTTAAGTGTACGGTATGCATCAATTGTAATATAACCTTGACCATCAGCCTCAGTCATGTTCAAGTACTTATCAGCTTCAATCTTAACTCTCTTCTCTACTTCTTCTGCAGCATTAGGTTTACCAGCATATCTTTTTTCATAATCCTCTCTGATAGCTTTTTCAATAATTGGTTTGTAAATACTATCTCTATCTGCATCCTGCATAATAGCTGTATTAACAGTACCATTGTAAGTAAACTTAACATAGTCTGAGCTACCTACAGTTTTAGCATAAGCATTTCTATCCCATGTAAATCCAGTTTCTTTACTGTTGACATCATTTATGAAATCTCTAAATGCTTTGTCAGTTCTGATTTTTGGTCCACTGGAAATAGCTCCTGAAGTTCTTTTATGAAACTCCTCTTTCTTATGATTGAACTGTGCAATGTCTCCAAAAATAACTTGAGATATTTCAAAGTTATGAATCCAAGCATTATACATATAAGCTTTAGCAAGTATTCTTTCTTTTTCAGAGTTAGTTAGATTAGGTACATTTAATCTATCCATGACAGTTTTATCTATATACTTAGCTTTTTGTAAGTATTCATAGACTTCTTCTGTACTATCATTAAAGTATTTAGTTACTCTTTGTTTTATTCTATCATAAAGCTTAGGATCATTTTTAATATAATCCTTTAACTTCACACCAGGTTTATTAACCACAGCTAGAATATCATCTTGTAAATCTTTATCAAGTATAGAATCAAAGTACACATATGACTCTCCATACATTTTACCATCCTTAAACTCTCTGTTATAACCAGTATAGTTCTTAGCTATAGAAGAGTTTTTAAATCTGTTGATTCTTTCAGTCTCTGCAGATATGTAAGGCAGAATAATATTGTCAAATGCAAATGATTCAGCATTACCCTCTGGTAAAAACTTATCTAAATCAACATAGTATCTTGGGTCTTTTCTATCACCAATCTCAGACATAATTCCACCTTCTATTCTCAAAGCCATAGCTGTAGACTTAGATCCAGCTCTTAGGAACTCCTGTAAACCACCTTTAAAGAATGTGTGGAACTCCTGTAAGAATTTACTGTACTGATCTAATGATGTAGTATTAGTACCAATAGACTTGGTAATTTTATTTCCTTCATCATCTTCAACAGTGAACTCAGCAATTTGAGTACCCATGTCAAGTATTAAGTCAAGAGATCTGCTTGTTCTTCTTGCTTTCTCAGGCTTGCTTAAATCAAATAAGGATTTAGTAATTTGTAAGTCTTCAACAAAAGGATTTACTGCAGGATTGAATGAGCTCATATATTTTAACTCATCTTTTTTCCAGAAGTCTTCAAGCTTGGTAGCTTGATTAAAACCATTAATGATCATACTAGCACTACTATGCTCTATATGTTTGTTCACTAAGTTTCTTTCTGGGTTAAGTGCTGTAAAGTTAGAGGCATCAACACCATACTTAACTTGTAATCCAGCTATCTTCTCAACAAAGTTTTTCTGTTTAGAACCTGCCGTATATACAAAGCTAGATGGTGGTCCAATAATTTGAGGTGAGATACCTTTTATTAAGGTAGCTAAAGGATCTTTCTTAAACTCAGAGATAACATCAGCAGCTGCTTTACTTACAGTCTTAGCATTCTCACTATAGCTTATAGCTTTTATTGTATTGAATATATAATTAACACCATATTTTTTTACACCCTGTATACTATTGAGCTCATCCTTTATAACTTTGAGGTCATCAAGATAGAAGCCCATTGCATTTAGGAACTTAAATGTTTTATCTGGGTCTAAGTTACCATTAGCATCTGAAAAGTTTCTTATTAATGCTGTTACATTTAACATAGATTGATTATCTATTCTTTCTATGTATGCATCTCTAGTATCAGCTTTAAATCTGTTACCAAATTCTCTAATAGTATTTGCTACATCTACGGCAGCATTTGTAAGTTCAGTTATGATACTTCCATCATCTTGTTTGAATCCAGTTAACTGTAGCAATGTAGCTGCAGGTTTCTGGAATGTTTGCCACATAGAAGTGATAATGTCATTCTCTGCAGGAGTAGTAGGTAGTGATGGATCAGGTATCTTGTTTAACAACTGTTCAAACTCAGGATATATTTTTGAAGCCTCAACAATTGCAGTATACATTTGCTTTGGATCAGTAATACCATTCAAAGTTCTTACAGTGTTTTTCCAGTTTTGGTTAAAGTTACCTAAGTCTTTGAAGCCTAGTTTGTTATTAGTAGTTATAAACTTAGTACCTTTCTTAGTTTGTTTAAATAAACTTTTTAAGATATAAACTATCTCTTGGTCAGCCATCTCTAATAGAGACATTTCACCGGCTTTCTTTTCAAACTTTTCACTAGCTGTTGCATCACCAGTTGCATCTTTCTCAGCATCTATATCAGTAACTTTTTGTCTGATAAGATCAAATCTACTATTCTCAATATGATACTTTATAACACCAGTAGTTGGATCACCCCAGTTGTTTAGAGCAGTCTGTAGAATTCTTACATTGTCTAATTCTTGACTTTGCTCATATGGTACTTCTGGTAATGTATTTACTACATCTTCATTAATATCTATTGAGGTAAATGTTTTGGCTTTCCCTTTAATATAATTATCATACTGGTTCTTAGCCTCTTCAATATCTGTAACTATTAATATATCAGCAGGCTGATCATTAATATTATTAACAGCCTTATGTTTGTAAAAGTCTGAGATTATCTCTATGGTTTCTTTATATAATTCACCCTTCTGTCTAGTTCCCGCTTTTGTATCTAAATCTAAGTTATTATAATCATCAATCTGAGATCTTAAGAACACATATTTATGATTACCATCTTTGTCTCTGATAACAGCTGCAGCATTTTTCTCTAATGCATCAGCATCTTGGAAGCTATTAAAAGGTTTCTCTGGCATGTATGTGATCTTACCAGGACCTTCTCCTTGTATTTGTCTAAGTCTTTCTTGAAATCTTTGTCTTACAAGTTCATATAACTGAACTTTGTTCTCAGATTTGGTCAAAAGTTTTAGAGTACCGGACTTACCATAGTTATTAGATGGGTCATTGTTTACCTCATCAACTATTTCTGATATAACAGAATCTATAGACTCAGAAACTAGTACAGCATCTTGTTTATTTAATGAATCCTCCTTAGGTTGACTAACATTATTGATACCTCTGTTAAGTATATCAAACATTACATTATCTACAAGTGGAGTGTATATGTTCAATAAATTTGGGTTCTCACCAGCCATATACAGTCTGTAAAATAATTCATTAACTGTATCACTCTGTTCTGCTAAATTTGGAGACATGTCTTGTACTCCAGGTATACCAAATAACTTTTTAATAAAGTTCCAGATCTTTCTGAACAATGTATTTCTTACTGGAGAACCTTTCTTAGTCTTTTGATTTAGTGCATATTTCCTAAAATCCTCAGCTAAGAGTTCTTCCATTTCACGGAATGAATAATTTTGAACAAGGCCTGTTTCAAACACCTCAGCATATAAAGCTTTCTTCTCATCTCTGGTTAAATATAACTGAGAGAATCCATGCCATGCTTCATGATATACATCAGTGAATGAACCTGACTTGTATATTTCTATCTTAGCAGGTTTACCACCATTAGCAAGAGTATTACCGTCAACTATAAATCTGGCATATGCATCAGAGTTAACTATGTTTGCTAAGTGTGATAACTCAATATATTTGTTTAGTGGAGATTTGGTCCACCATTCTTTGGCATCATCTATTTGTTTAGCTGTAACACCTTTTGGTAAGGTAATCTTTCTATCAAGACTAAACAGACCACTAATACCAGTACCTTTATCTGAAGGTTGAGAAACATTAGGGTTGTTTATTACCTTATTAACTTGTTCCTCAACTGAGGTTTTTGGCTCTACTTTTTCTTCAACTATATCTCCTGGTTCTGCAGTGTAATCTCTTTCAGGCTCATCTTTTGCATAGTCAGTCTCAGCAGCCTGTCCAAGTAATACACCCTTCTTATCTCCTGTATAATCAAATACTTGTACTACATCTGGTATAACTTTATTATCTACAGTTATAGTAGCAACTTCAAGAAGAACTTTCTGTCCATGCTTTGGAAATTTAAAGTTCTCAGATTCCTGTTTTTGCTCCAAGTATATTTTAACTCCTTGGCCTTCTTTGATTGGATTAGCAATCTTAAAGTTAGCATATGGTTTACCATCAACAGTGGTTCCTGCAGCAGTTGCTCCAATAGTTGTAGTAGTCATACTCTTTGTAGATGAAGCTTTGATAGCATCAGCAAGATCATCTTTGTTAGTTCTTACAACAGATTTCTTTTCAGCATCTTCTTTGGCCTTTTCAGCAGCAGCATCTATCTTTTCACTAAGTTCTGTTGGAACTCTGAATCTCATATATGAGTTATAGAAAGGCACAGCCTTAGCACCATTTATAAATATCTGAGCAGGAAGAGTAGTTAAGAAATCTAGGTAGTTAGCAGGAACTAATTTACCATCTTGAAAGTCAAGATATACTTCTTGATCCAATGCTGTATCATCATATCTGATCTTGGCTGGGAATTTTGCACCACTAGCACTAGACTTACCTGACATAAGTATCTTATAAATATCTTCTTCAGCTGTAGGTGACTTTAAATCTATAGCTTGTCTTTTATTAGACTGAGCTTTAGCTTTGTCTGCTTTCATTTCTTGTTCAGTATATGTATCATATGTAAACAAGAACTGTCCTTTTTTAAATGCAGCATAGTGTCTTTTAGTACCAAAGAATCCTTTGTCTACAAAGAACTGTGAGTAGTAAGTATTCTTATCTTCATCAGATAAGCTAGATGTAAGAGCCTTAGCTATCTTTCTTGCTAAGTCTTCTGTTATATCTGATCTATCTACCTTATATGTTTCACCTTCAATGTTTAATACTGCAGCACCGGCTTCAAATCCTTTTGATGGAGTATTAAGTATTATCATACTACTTAATATCTCATTACTATTCATAGGAAATTGTCCGGTAAGGTTCTGTAAAGTTACCTTTTGATTAGGGTCAGTTTTAATTCTAACACCTGTTGAGATACTAGTTAACTTAAGTAACTTTGATTTACCTCCTTCTACAATAGAGTTTCTTAACTCATATAGAGCTTTGAATTGTTTTTGTTGATCTTCAGCAAGACCTTTTACAAAATCAGTAAATGACATCTTTTCACCCTTTTCAAATGCAGCCTTGTCTTTGTAACCCATGAAGTTCATCATGTTCTCAGCAATCTGTTCAGGAGTTTGAATTTGATCTGTTCTACCATAGATATCAGTAACTCTATATTTGTTACCTTCTTTTCTGGCATCACGCATCATTTGGTAAACTATTCTACCACCTTTTTCTTTAGTGGACACATTACCATTATTGTCAAAGTAAATGTAGTTTCCTTTCTCATCAGTAACCACTAAAGCAACAATCTCATTTGGTTTTTTTACTTTAGGATCCGGATTCTTAATGCTATTAGCTCTTAGTACAAAGTTATTACTGTACTCAGTTCTATCATTTACTGAAAGCTTAGATAGTAATATTGTTTTTAGTTTCAAGGTTTTACCCTGGAAAACAAAATCAGTATTAAGATCTCTGCCTAAATCATTTCTCATCTCATCATTTATCTTTCTAAGAGTAGCATAGATATATGATTTGTCTGGGTCTATTTGTTCTGCAAAGCTTTCAGGTTTTTTATTTGGATCTACTGTAAGATACTCTTCAAATGTAGAGCTAAAAGCACTGTCTGCTTTGTAATCATCTGTATCTTTAAACTCTGGTCTTGGTTTAACCGGGACAGGTTCTTCATCTTCACTAGCCTCTTCTTCTGCCTCAGCTATAATACTAAGTTGTTCTGGTGTTAAACCTCCACTAACCATTTTAAGAGTTTCAGCATAACCAGTCTCCGGGTTCATCAATGTTCTAGCTAGATTTCTAAGATCAGTCTCTGGACTTATCTCAACATCATCTAGTCTATAGCTTAATATACCAGCAAGATAAGGTATTGCTTGAACATACTCAACAGCAGGGCCTTCACCCTGTCTTTCTCTAAGTTGCTCATATAGTCTAGACATTAAAGTTCTAACATCAAAGGGTGTTCCTTCAGGAACATTTTGCATGTTTTTATAAACTACAGCATATAATACCTCCAACTGCTGGTTTCCCAGTGTACATGTAATAGCCATTACTCACAAATATTTTGGTTAAATAATCTTTCTTCTAAGTCTTCAATACTCATTGAATCTGCCTCAGCTTCAATAGCATCTAATCTATTAAAGTCTTTTACAAACTCATCAATATTTGCTTTGGACTTAGCAACTATATCTTGTTCTTTTTTAGTTAAAGGTTTTTCAGTTGTAGCTTTCATGTCTTCTAGACTATCTTTTAAAGTTGTTAATGCATTTACTTGTGCAAATGTAAGGTTTTCTGTTTTCTTACCTCTAGCTTTTCTAACAGTAACTCCTGTATCACTTACATCAGTTATCACTAAAGTATTTCCATAAATGGCCCACTTAGCCCCTCTTATAAATATAGGTGTTTTTACAATAAGTTTGTCATTTTCTTTAAGATTTTCTTTATTTAATTTCAGAACTCCTTCAGATAATGAGTCAAGTTTCTCTTGTAACTGGTTAGATAATTCAACAACTTCTGCCGCACTCAGTTTCTTAACAGCTTTATTTAAACTAGCTTGTGCTGCTTTAATAGAATCTTTAGATTTGGCAAGTCTGATCTTCATTGCAAGTTGTGCAGCCATATCAGGATCTCCTTTTCCAACACCAATAGGTTTTTCTTCAAGAGTTTCTTGAGCTTTAACTGCAGGTGACGGAGCATCATCAGCATCTTGTCTTGGAATGCTTTCTAGATTAGCGGCCTCAGCAGATTCTTTAGACTCAACAGCCACACCTTTTCTAGGTATAATAGAGTCAATTTCTTTCTGGTAAATGCTTTTATCTAATGGTATCTCATATGAACCTGGTAATAATCCTGAAGCAACTTTTGGAGACTGTGCACTTAGTACTTTACCTGTCTCATCATCTTTAGTTATTTCAATTGGGAATATACCTATAGAGGCATTAAGACCTGTCATATTGAATAACAAGTTAGCATAGGCTGTTTGCTGTAAGATATAGTCTTTTTGTTTTTGGTAGCCAAATTTCTTTTTGTCCTGGAAGTTATTCCATTTACTAGCCTCACCTGTTTTAACGTCAACTATCTTAACATTACCATCTCTGTCTACTATGATGATATCTATCTCACCGGCTATACCAGCATCCTTGTCAAATACTCTGATGTCTTTGGTATATACAGCAATCTCATTTCTATCAAACTTAGCTTTAAGATCTGTAACAATACCTTCTGGACCAAACAAATTGTTATATGCTATTCTGGTTATGCTGTTTTCATCATATACAGCTTTACCTATCTTAGGGTCAAATATGTTTTTGATTTGGTTATCAATGTAGTTACCTGCAATTCTAGAAGCTTCATAAGTCTTCTCTTTGACTATAGCCATAACCTCATTTCTAATCTCATCTGAAAGACTACTTGTGTCTCCACTTGTTTGAGCTGATGGGTCTTGATACTCTATTGATATAAAACTTGCATCATCATTTTTATGATTTTTTCTAAAGTCATCAAAATTTAAGCTCTTTCCAAAACCTGCTTTTATAAAGTCTTGTATTGCTTCTTTAGTTTCAATAAAGTCAGATGCTAAAACAAGTCTTTCACCAGGTTTAAGTTCAACTGTATATTTTGATATCTTTTTAGCAGGCTCAGCACTTGTGTTACCATTAGAATCAACACCCCATGTAAAGCCATCTACAAAAGGTGAAGTACTCAGACCTTCTGCTTGTCTTATGTTATTATTTTTATCTACTACAAAAAAAACAGCATCACCTACATGTTCAATCTCATATTTATTATTACTAACTCTTTGAGCTTTTACACCAACAGCACCAACAGCTCTTGTTAACCAGCTATCTTTATCAGTTATAGATTCTGGATCTTTTAAAATTCTAAGTAGACCATTTATAGCAATTATAGTAGGATCCGCAAGACCAGAAAAACTTGTATTATCAAACTTTACAGAATCTGAAATAAAACCATTACTCTGTAATAGTTTAAATATTTCTTCTGTAGTAACTTGATTGTTTGCTTTATAAGCATTTGCTATAATATCAAAAGGATTTTTTTCCTTAACACCTCTAAATTGATTTATCATCAATCTAGCAGCATCATGTGGCTGAAAGAAAGGTACTTTATTTACTCCACCCATTCCATCAGCAACAATAAATACACCTTTGTTATTATCTACAAAAACTGCATCTTGATTCTGTCTAGATGAATCTTTACCCATTTTACCAGCAGCTCCAAAAATAACCCCATCTTCCTCTTTTATTTCAGCTTCGGTTGGCTGGAAAATAGTTGATGTTTTAGTAGCTTTTGGTTTACCACCTTTTAAAGTAGGTAAGATTTTTTCTAATTCTCTTTTTAGTTCATTGTATGTGTACTCACTAAAGCCACCAGGTCTTTTAGTTCTTAAGTCTGTAATGAAATCTTCTACAGACTTTCCTTTTACAAGTGTCTGATTTACAGATGCTAGCACTTTAGTTTCATCTGAATAAGAATACTCAGTTACACCAAGCTCTTCAATAGCTTTAGTAACCCTTCTCATCAATTGATTTTCTACATAGTAGGCTTCATTAATTTTTTCAAGCTTAGACTGAGCATCAAACACAAGTTGTAGTCTATTGATAGTCTCTTGCATTTTTTCAGATACCTCTTTAGTATCTCTACTCTTAAGGTATCTATCAATCTTTGCTTTATCGGCCTTAGCTTCTGCTAGCATTAAGTTCTCATCAGGAGTTCTCTTATCCTTATTCTGCATATTGTTAATCTGCATCATAAGCAACTGTCTGTTCTTTTTAATTACAGACTCTGGCTGATCAGTTAGATCAACTTCTTTACCTGATAATTTTATAACTAATTTTTCTGGAACTCCTGTGACTTCAGTAGCAGCAGTAAGTTTAGACTTTTTATTATACTCATCAATAATTCTTCTAGCTACACCACTTGTTCTAGCAAATGCTCTAAGCTCATTAAAGAACTGCTCATCATCAAACTCTTCAGCTTCAGGAAAGTTTTTGATAAATGCTTCTTGTAATTGATCTTGTAAGGCTTTATCTAGAGTACTAAAGTCATCTGTTGCACTGTATACTGCAGGCTCAGCTTTCTTAGTTTCAGCTTTAGCAGCCGGAGTTTCCTCTTCTGCTTCAGCTTGAGCAGTTTTCTTTTCAGCATACTTGTTTATAACATCAGCCTTTTTGTTTTTGTAAACATTCTCAATTTCTTGAGCTTGTTCCGGATCTGGTTTTAACTCTTGTGTGTATCTCTTATTGTCAATAATATCTAGTTTCATTGATTTAAGATCAACAAGAGCACCTGTATTCACATTATTAAAAGTACCATCTTCTGATCTGTATAGACTAATCTCATCCTGACCATCTTTGGTTTTAAATGTAATGTCTATATACTCAGTATTCTGTACTTGATCTTCTATGTCTTTAGCTGTAACTTTAGAACCTTTACTTGGTTCAACAGGGTCCAATTGAGTTGTTACTTCTACTTTTGGAAGGGCATCTAACTCCTGAGCCTTTTGTGCATCAAGTTCTTCAAGTTCTTTTTTAAGCTCCTCATCATAGTTAAGGTTCTCATCAAGAACACCAGCTTGTCTTGCTAGAAATGCTGCATCAAAAATTGCAGAAAATCTATCATACTCAGCTGTACCTTCTCTTACTACTATATTCTTTTGATCATTAAAGAATTCATCTGGTACCTGGCCAGTTTGTTGCCATCTTTCAAAGTCATCTAGGCTTACATAAAAGTTCTCATCAGCTAACTGGTTTAACAAAGCATTGTCTGCAAATGCATTCATGCTAGCTTGGATCTGATCCTTATAGTAATCTTTTCTGTTCTCCCATAACTTTTTCATCCACTCAAAATGCCTTTCAACAAGATCAGCAAAGTCTCCTGGATTGTTAAGTAGGTTAACATACTTGGCCATATCTCTAGATTCTTTTTCTAGATTATAATAATCAAGTATCTTTTCAAATGCTGTTTCTGCAGCTTCATCAAAATAGGTATCATCACTAACACCGGCAACAGCTTTAAGATAATCTTTGTATGCTCTCTCAAATAAAGAGTCCACTTTATTGTCTGACTCATTAGATCTTCTAACCATATTCTGAGCTTCTAGTTCTCTATCAAGTAGTTCATCTAGTTCTTCCTCAGTTATCTGTTCTTTCTGTTCATCTGTAAGAGTATCTATAAAGTCAGATTTAATTTTACTTGGATCTGCAGCATAGTGCTTACTTCTATAGTTAAGTGCTTTAAGGAAGTTATCCATTGCGGATATCTTGGTCTCTATCTTGTCTGCCTTTGCTGCATCATCTGCTTTACCGGACTGTCTAAGTGTCTCAACCTCATATCTCAACATCTCCATCTCAGATTTCATTCTAGATGGTTCAAATATAGACTGCATCTCTGCAGCTGACATGTTCTTTAAAGGTTTCTCAGCCAACAGTGTATTTGCCATATCATACATCCGTGACATGGTGTCATCATATGTATGTTTAAAGAACACTGCATTTTTCTTACCTTCTGCTAGAGCTGACTTATATATAGCAGCTCTGTTATAATCATCACTACCTTTCTTATAGTCATCAAGGTTTATTTGATCTGGGTACTTTTGGTTCAGATTCTTATAAGTAGTTTGCATGTTGTCAGCATGCTTTAGGATATCATCTATTCTAGCTTGATATTCTGCACCTGTACCTTTTTCAAAACCAAGAGCCTCTTCAAATTCCTCAGGAGTGTACTGTTTAAATGAACTTAAGTGATCTTTAAAAAAGTCAAGAGTGTTAGTTTCAAAGGCTGTGGTAAGTTGATTAATAAATGATTCTGACTTAGCATCATTTACTTCTTTAGTATTACCATTTTTAGTAATTATATTTGCTCTGTGTTGAGCAGCAAAGTTTGTAATCTTTGAATTAAAAAACTCAGTTGGATCTGCACCTAAAGCATTAAGATTATTGACCATCTGAGTACCAACTTTTTGTTTGGCATCTACGTATTCTTGGTATTTTTCATTGTTAAACAATCTAGCTTTACCATAGCTTAATAGAGGTATTGCTTGATTTAGTGGAGCACCAAATAGACCCATCACAAACCCAGAAGCAAATGTTTCAAGACCTTTTCCTGTAAACTGACCAGCTAAAGATGTATTAAATAAACTCTTTGCATAATTAAAATTAGCTAGTGCAGGATCTTTATATGACTCTACATAATAATTTTTTGTAGTTTCAGAAATTACTTCTTGTAAGTTTTCTTGAATACCTTCAGAAAAGTTTGCTTTAGCATAACCTAATACTTTAGGAATTGCTCTTACAGGATCTTTAGCTAGACCTTTAATAGAGTTCATTAAAGAGTTTTCTACATATCTAAAAGAACCTTTCATTCCTTTTTGAGCACCTGCTTTAACTGTTTCTTTTGCTGCTTTTTTACCAGCATTTTCAAATATAATTTTACCTGCTTTTAAGTCAAGGATATCTCTTGTTTTTGCCCTTATAAAATTATTAATGCCACCTCTTGGTCCAAGAATATTTGGAAACATTATTTTATTAGAGGCATGTATAATAGCAGCATTCCATCCTAATGCAGTGATACCAGCTTCTTTAGCTTGTTTATACATTAGTTCTTGTTCTTTATTACTTGGTCTTCTACCTGTTTCTTGATAAAAATCAGAGTATAGTTTATCATATGTATCATTTTGAACAAATCCTCCTTCTAATCTTGCTTCTGAAAGAGCCATATTTAAACCTCTTACGTCTCTATATAAACCACCAGCTGTTTTACCTACAGCTTGTGTTGTTCTAGCAAGTCCTGTAAGGTTGTCTGAATTTCTTACTATACTTTCTATAGCATCAAATGTATTGTCTGCGGGATTTATGAATTTGCCAATTGGTGTATCTGCAGCAGATTTTACTTTACTCCAAAAAGATCTTGTATTGTTTATATCATCAAGAGTCTTTAATGAAGCCTTCATAGCTTTAGTACCATCAACAGCTCTATCAAATCCTTTTAATGTCTTAAATATACCTGGTATTTTTCTTACATTATTTGCAGTAGTTGCTACTAGTGCTCCAGATCCACCCCCTAATGTAGCTCCTGTAAGTGCTGCGGCAGCAAGTTCTTCCATCAGTATTTCTGATACAATACCTGCAGTATATCCAAAAGACATTGCTGTATTATTAAAAAATCCAAACAAACCACCTTTAGAGGATTGCCCTATAGCCGCATATTCTTCATATAGTTTAGCATCATCTGCATCTACAGAAGTAAAATCACCCTGTAACATTTTCCCCATACTCTTAATACCTGATGTAAAACCAAGACCAGCAAGCGGCATAAATGAGTGTGTTATCATTCTGCTAAACTCATCAAACTTACTTGTTTGAGCCGTAAACACAGCTTCATTATCTTGAAAGGGTGTAAACCCAATTTTATCAAACTGCTCTTGACCTAAAGCATGATATTTTTTATAGTAAGCATTTCCAGCAGGTCCTGCATTATAGTTATAAGTTCCTCCATAAGTACCCTGAGAAGCAGCTCCAGACATTAGACCTTGTGCCATACTTAACTTAGCTCTACGTCTTTCATTAAAAGACATATCTTTATTTGGTGCAGCTGGACCTGGAGGTGCACCAGTATATTTTTTAGTAAGTTGTTTTGGATAAGTTGTACCTCCTGTACGGGGTAGGGCATTAAAATATTGTGGTTGCTCAGGTTTAGGAAAGTTAATTTTAGGTTGTTCAATTCTATCACCTTCAAAAGGAGCTATTCCTTGTGTGTCTAATATTGGTAAATCACCTCTACCATATTCCGGACCAAGTGGATCTAGTGAACTAAATGGTACATTATCTTCTGCCATAATTAATAATTTTATTCTCAGTAACCATCATAATAACCATTGAATGCACGGATATTATCTTCTCTATTTGCATTTAAATAGTCTACTCCATTTTTAAGATACAGCTCAAGTTGTCTATCTTTTGGTGAGAAACTATCATAAGCTATGTCCTGATATACTTTTTTGTCAATGGGATTATACGTATCTATTGTGGTAGTTGTTATATACTTTGATGTACCAGTGGTACCTTTATCAATTCTAAATGTACCACCATCCGGAACTGATTCCTCATAATAACCTCTGTAATCTACAATATTTTCTAGTGGTGTTTTATAAACACTATTCATTAACGGATTACCAAAGGCATCTGAAGAGGATATAACAGATAATCCATTTTGTATAATAGCATTATACTCATCATTGGTTAACAAATTATTTGTATTATCCTTATCTGTAGCTTTAAACTGTTTAAGCCACTCAGCATCAGGCATAATTATCATAGCAGATTTATTATAATCTCCACCTGCCATTGGTAACGCAGCAAGTGTAAATGGTTTTAAATCATTATCTGGTAATGAAGATTGACTTATAAGAGCCTGAAGAATTGCTTGACCTTTTCTAGTTTGTGCAACTGCTACATCTAGATCTTCCATTGCTGTTTTTTCTGTTCCAGTTATACCTTCAGTATTACCAAACAAAATAGCATTTTCTTTACCGTCAAATGATGCCATGTTACGGAAATCATTTGTGAACCCATGCCATGAATTAAATCCCTTAGTGCCAGGTGCTTGAGGTAATACCTGTATTCCTGTGCCTGTAGCAGCAAATCCTGTCCCCCCTTCATTAAGTACTCTGAAAGTAGGCATGTCAGCTAAATTATTATTTTTATACCAATCAGAACTTGTTGCATTCTTAAATATTTTATCATATCTGCTTTCAAGTTGTTCCTTTAAAAGAACATATGCTTGGTCTTTTGTATCTCCACCTAGACCAGCAATACCTCTCACATATGGGCTATACTTAGCTATTTTTTCTCCAACCCATGTAGTAGGTGCTTCATTTCGGAATAAACCATTCCAATATTTAAGTGTCTCAGCATCCATACTATTTCTTCCACCTGTAGTATAGAACATAAAAGCATCACCAACAGCCTCAAAAAAGTTTTTATTTGATTCTGGCTGAATTTGCTCACCATATATAGCTTTAGATGCAACTTGTCTAAGTTCTTCTTTGCTTAGAAGATTGTTATCTTTATCAAACATCATCTTAGCTATTGGTCCTATTTCAGGATCACTTTCCATAGCTAGCCTAGTTTGATATTTAAAATCTTCTATATCATGATTTACATATGCAGAAAACTTTGCTGGACGTAATGTTTCATTAATAAAGTTTGGTGCTGTTTCAGCAATAAAGGGAATATCATAATTGTCCTTTATTGTTTCTTCAAGTTTAGCGGTGACATAATCATAATAGTTTCTTGTATCAACATATTTTTTACCTGTCTTATCTGTTGCTATAGAATTTCTTCCTACAGGTATAAATGTTTTTTCTAGATTATATATATCTTGGGCTGTTAGTTTATCAAGGTTCTCAAGAGTTACTCTTGGTGCTCTTGTTACTCTTTTTTCATCATCAAAATCTACATAATCATCCACTCTATAATCAGGACTAGTACCATCACTTTCAGTAACACTAGCAAATCTAGATGATGCTTTTCTTGTTGGTTGCCCTGTTTTAGGATTTATTTGGCCAAAATCTCCTGGATTTAAGATCTCATCAATTTCCTCTTCAGAAAGAGCCTTACTATCAAATGCTTTTTTTAACCATACACTAAATTGACCATTAGTTGCCTGGAACTCTTGTGTTTTTCTTTTCTGAGCATTATTTAAAAGATCTGCAGGATTTAATTCATCTGTAGAATTTGTTATTGATTTCCATTCAAATGCCTCATTCTCATTTGGTACAATGTCAACTATGGGATTACCATACTGATCAGTTGCCATTTTACCTGTTTTTGGATTTATTCTTGGTTGTGATTTTAAATAACCTTTTTTAAGACCTTCAGAAGTTTTTAATGTTTCAAGTTCACCAGCATTTCTTATTCTAGCTGCATCAGTTGCACCTTTTGCTTTTATACTAGCAGCTCTTGTACTGTATGAACCTCTAGTATGAATTTGTTGCATAGCTTGAGCATGTTTAACTTCAAGCACTTTGTATGGATTTTCTTTAATACTTGTCTTAGCATCTTTATATGCAAATATTTCTGCAGCTTCATTAAGATCTTTAGACATAAGCATGCTTGCCATACCTGCATCAACCTTCCATCTCAGTGAGTTTACATCACCATAAGGATTAATAAATCCTGTAGAAGTTGAAGGTGTGCTGGATGAAGTTTGACTAAATTCATTATTTTGTTTCTCAACTCTCTCAAGAATCTTATCATTAATTTCTTTAGCTTGTTTGTATTCATTTAATAGTTTCTCTGCAGATGGTGCAGCTTTTTTATCAGCAATAGATTTTTCTATTTCCTTTATCTTATCAGCATAGGATGTACTTCTGTTTTGAACAGCTTTATATCTTTGAGCATTTTGATCTTTGAGTATGTTAAAGCTATCTTCAAGGTATTTCATCTCTGCTGCATTTTGATCTCCATTAAACTGTGCTGCATTTGAAGCCGCATAGTCTTTACGGTTTACATAAGCTTGAGTTTTATACACAGCTTGTACTTGTGGATCAGAGCCTAGTCTTGCTTCAAATAATTTACTAAGTGGCTCTCTTAATTTTTCACCATTTTTTTGTGTAATAATCCATTTTTCATCCGGACTAAAGTCTACTGACTCAATTGAGAGACCAGCATCCTTAGCAATCTTTTGAGCTAACTCAATAGAGTTTACATAAGGTGTATATGCTACATTTTGGAATCCCATTGCAGTACCATCATCAGCTTTTTTAAACTCATCTCTTTTATACTGCATTTCTCTAAGTCCTGTATCCCAGAATTGCTTTCTTCTTTCTGCATCTGCTGAACCTTGTAAGGCTTCGGCTCTTCCTACTTGCGCATTGTAGGTCTTGGTCCAAGCCATATCTTTCATTAGATTCTTATCTTCATAGAAAGGTTTAAATACTTGTGTAGCCTGGTTTACATTTTGCTCTAAAGACAAATCAAGTTGTGATACTCTCTTTAAATTAAACTCCATGTTCTTTAAAAGCTCATCTTTCTTTTTTATATTTCCATCTCTTGTAAGGTCAGCATAAAAATACTGTCCATACATTTTATTAAGTGACTTCCAGTTACTGTCATACTGACTTTGTTTAGTCTGTAGAACATTTGCATAGAAATTTAAATCAGGCTGAAAGGGTTGAAACTCCGGTATATAATCAGTGACTCCCTGTAGATATGTTGCCATAGTAATTTATCTTTGTGTAAAACTATTAAAATTTTATAAGTTTAATAAACCTGAGAAGTTTACATAATAAAAGGGAAGATTGTATCTGCATAGACATAACCTCCATTTTTTAAGTAACCTACATAACCTCCTCTTTGTAAATTATCACTGCCAGCACCTCTCATACGTGCAGATACCATTCTACCAATTATATCTTTATCAATCCCTGCTGCTTCTAAACTTTGTACATATTTTATATCATCTGCATCTTTAGTTGGATTAAGAGTTTTTTCTGTTGGTCTATAACTTACAAACCCACCAGTAGAAGGATCAACTTGATAGTTAGGTGTTAATTGGTTCTGCGCATCTGTTTGTGCTCTGTTAGTAACAGCAGTATTGTACTGTTGTCTAAGATTGTTCATAGCTTGTCTCTTAGAGTTGTCAAACTGTTGATTAGCAATAACATTCTTATCATACAAATCATTAGCAATTTGCTGGTTCATCAACTGTTCTTGGTTTCTAATTCCAACTTGTTGACCTTCAAATTGATTTGCTATACCAACATTTTGGTTGTTTATGTTAGATAGTGTATTTGCTGCTTGTGCTGCAGCTGATCCTTGTATGTTAGCTAGTCTTGCACCCATTTGTTGAGCACTACCTGCAAAGGCATTAGATGCTTGAGCAGCAATATTAGCTTGTTCAGATTGTGCTGCTAACTCTCTTGTAGGATCTAAGAATGTAGGTCTAGGTTCTTCAAGATCAACTTGAGCGGCCCACGGCATGTATTTGTTTATACTTGCCATATCACCAAATGCACCCATAGTATTTACAGTATCTTGTAACCACCATGGAGCATAACCATCCTCCATTACAGGTTCTTGATAGTATTCATCTTCTACTTCTTCTTCAACTTCCTTTGATGGACAAGGAGGACATGTGCCATCAGCATTCTTAGGCATCGGTTCTGACTTAGTACCATCTTCATATTCACAAATACATTCCTGCTCATTAACAGGTGTTCCTTCTATCTTTACTATATCAACTTTTTCTTCAATGTTTTGACATGCTTGTAATTGTTTTCTTATGTCTTCAATTCCTTTATAACCGGCATCAAAGAACTTATTTATTTTACCTGTTTCATCTGGTACACCATTAATAACTTCATCAACTGTGTAACCTTTAAGATCACCGTTCTTCATTCTACCACACACACCAGACACATATGCAGATAAGTTAAAATTAGCAGTGTTACCTTTACCTGTTGTTGAACTTTTAATTGCTTTACCACCAGAAACATCACCTGTCCCATAATAACCACCACCTAAATCCTCATATCCTGAGGGTGCTGTTTTTACAGTTTTTACTCCTTCTTTTGGTATTCTTGTTTTTAATTCATCTTTAGTATATTTTCTACCTGTTGTTTTTACCTCATCACCGGGTCCGTACTTCTTTAATGCACCACCATAAGCCATTTGATTAGGGTCACTATAGAATGGCATTCCATAACCACCCATTTCCATACCATAGGCTGCCATAGGATATCCTCCATATTGCATTGGTGGTTGCATCATTGCTTGGTCTGGTGCTCCTTGTTCTGGCATTGGTTCACCTTGTGGCATAGCTACGGGAGATCCATCAGGCATAGTTTGAGGAGCTTCATTTTCTTCAGCCATCATTTCTTCACCTTCTGCTTCTAATCCAGCTTCTGTAGCCTCTTCTTCCTCTTCTTGAGGTGGTACAAAGTCTGCTTCAGAAAGACCATTAGCTTCCATGAATGGTTTAGCTACAGCAGGAACACCTTGAGGGAATCCTTTCTTAGCCTCTTGTGCTAATGCTAATGCTCCTAACTTCATGTTATAATTACGGATCATTATCTCTGCAGTCTTTCTATCTATTGCATCTGAGTTGGGGTCCTGTAATATCTCTCTATACTTCTGTATGTCATATTGTTTAGAAAGTTGAGCTGGAGTATATGCGGTTTTACCTTTTACAGCTTTACCAAACTTAGCTAGTAATGCTGGGTCCTTTATCTTCATTTCTCTAAAGTCACTGTAGATAAAACTATCATCCGGCAGATTTAATGGAACACCACCTTGAGCATGTCTTGGTCCTTTAATAGTGTAGAATGCAGGTATATTACCTGTATTCATCATCACTGTTTCATTACCTTCTGCTTCAAGATTAGCCTCTTCTCTTGGCACCTTCTTGAGTGTTCTATTCATCTTTATATCAGGAATACCAATATATGAATCATAGTCTGCACCACCCATTGCAGGCACATCATTAGCTAAAGCTCCACGTACTTGATAACCTGTTCTGGCTTTTGGTACTTTTTTAATTCTTACTTTCATTATATTTAACTTATAATTTCTACTTCACCACCATTTGCTAGGAATTCTTCCAGTTCTTCCGGAGTCATATCTACTACATCACCTTCTGCAAAACCACCCTCTTGCATGAAACCACCTAACTGTTTAGATCTACTGTTCCATATCTGACCTTGTTCATTAGGTCTGTATAAACCAGTATTAGTATCATAGTCTCCACGGTCTCTACTAGGATCAGAAGCATAAAGATTATCTGAAGTAAACTTGTCATAGAAGTCTTTGTTCTGTCTTCTCTGATCTCTTTTCTCAAGCCTATCAAATAAACCTCTGGCAAGAGCATTACCAGAGTTTAGCATAGCCTGTGCATCAAGTTCATAAGTATCTTTATTTTTAAAGTCTATTGCAAAAGAATCTTCTTCAATTCTTCTTCTAGCTTCATCTGGTGACATTACAATCTCATTGCCTGATTCATCCATAGTAGATGTACTACCTGCAGGAGCAGCACTAAAGTCATCACCCTCACCATAACCTTCATAGTAATTTAGTGTAGATTTTAGTTGTTGATTTTCATCTTTTTTAGGTTCACCAAATCCTGGTATAACAAGTTTACCAGCATCATCATAACGGAGAAAAGGGTTCACTGGGTTATTTGTATTTGATACAGGGCTTTCTGTTCCTGTTGAAGTCTTAGTAACATCACCACCAGGAATAAACTTGCTTAGGGCACCACCATATTGTTTACCTATAATACCACGCATCCAATCAGGTACAAATTCCATTGCAGAATCTTGCTTTTGTTTTTTACTTCTAGGTTTTGCAATCTGATCTATTTTTCCTTGCATTGTATTATAGAACTTGTCATAACCTTCTACTTTTAGATAGTTATCAAAGTCACCATAATTTTTTCTCTGTGCTGGTGACATGTTTTGCCACCTTGTATCAATAGCATATAATGTTTTTTGTCCAGCAGGAGAATCTTTTAATGTTTCAAGTTGATTTTTGTTTTTGTTTATTACACCTTTAATATCCCAGTCATCAGTCCAGTTACCAGCCTGATTACCTTGTCTATCAGAATTAAATGCTTGTTCTTTAAGTGCACCAGCATCTCTAGATTGTTTAGATCCTTGATTTCCAGAACCAGATGAGGCTTGTTGTTGCTGTTGTCTTATAGCAGCTTGTTGTTGATTATATAGTTGTTTAGCAGCAATCTCTCTATTTCTTACAGAACCTTCACTCATACCATCCATAGTTCCAGGAAGATATTGCTCATCATTAGAAGCTGCACCTTCAAAAGGATCTGAATACTGTGGAAAACCACTTAGAAGCATGTCTTCATAGTTAGCAGTTTCTAATGGAGTTGCTGGTAATGTTGGTACATCAATATTATCATTATAAGCTAAGTTATATAGATCTTCAGAAGGTCTCTTTGTTGCAGCATAAGGTTGGAAATCAACAGGAGCAGATCTTCTATTTTGCATGATATAATCCATCTCTGCTTGCTCTCTCTCAGATAATTGTCTATTACTTCCAGTTGCAATTTCAGGAGTTGCACCAAAGTTAGGATTTGCTGCAGGCGCACCAGAACTTCCCATAAACATGGGATTTTTTCTCATTGCTTGTTGATTCATGATCTCTTCTTCAGCATCAGCTGTTAAGTTATCTCTTTCAACTGCTTCAGCATCTTTACCTATAGCTTGGTTTCTTTTGCCCATGAACTCTTCAATCTTAGCATCTATTGCTCCTTTAGTAGGATTAGTAGTTAAGAACTGATCAAATTCTTGTTGAGACTCAGGACCTAAAACTTCTGAGACATCAGTCATTATATCACCCCACTCACCTTGAACATATTCATTAGCAGCTTCAGGAGAGTCATAAGTTGTAGTTGATTCTTCAAAATCTGAAACCTCTTCATTTCCTCCACCCATGCCAATGCCAAATGGATCATCTTGCACACCCTCAACTTCAGAGAAGTTTCTTATAACACCTTTGTTAGCTTCAGTAGCAGCATCTCTTGCTTTCACTTCTTCAGCAGAAGGTCCATAAGCAGTTTCTTCAGTTTCAGCTTCAGGATCAGGTAATGAGTCAACCCATTCTTGACTCTTCATATTTCTTTTCTCTTGTCTTTTTTCCCTTGCACTCTTTTTATCCCACTCTGCATCTGAATATCCAAAGAAGTCTTTTGCATTTGTTGCTGATTTATTTGCAGTTGCTCCTGAAGCAGAATCTGAATAATTAGCTGCTGATGCTGAAGAAGGTTGACTACCAGGTTTAGCACCACTTGTCTCTTCTAAGAATTTAGCAAGCTTAGGATCTACATTGTAGTTACTAAAGTGCATAGTATACTTCTTAGGTCTACCAGATAACCAGCCTGATTTTCTTACATCAATTTTTGTAAGATTAGTGTTGGGTCCAAAACCTCCAGCAAAAGCTGCACCAGTTCTTGGATCATAAGGCATACCTTGTTGTTGAGACCATGTACCTAATCTCCTTACAGTGTTAGCTGGGAAGTATCTACCAAAAGCATTTGGTCTATAACCACCTCTTACATATCCACCATAAGGATCATATCCTCCACCACCACCTGAAGACTGATTTTCTTTTGTATAATCATCTTGCCATTTCTTTTTTTCATCAGCTAGTCTCTTATCATAATCTTCTTTAGATGTAATAGCTTGGAACTCTGGTTTTTTAGCCTCTTCTTTTTTCTCTTCTTTTTTCTCTTCAACTATTCTTTTAGTTTGTAAATTATCAGGAACACCATCACCATCTTTGTCCCAGTCCTTTACTTCTCCCTTTTTTTCATATTTTACTAAACCACCTTTAGCAAAGAATGGACTACCTGTATTTCTAGAGTCTGTATAGTCTAGGTCTTGTTGTGTGGTAACATCATCTCCACCATATACAAACTTGTATAGGTCTGGATTTGAGCTGTCTACAAAACCACCACTCTCAAAACCACCAGGTAAAACTCTTTTTAAATCCCATAATGATTTAACAGACTGACCAACATTTTTTAACATGTCAAGCTTCCCTTGTTGTTCATTTAAATATCTATCTACAATTGTGTTACTTGCAGGAGCTGGATTGGATTTTGAATTATTTTTGATACTATTTTTTAACCATTCTGGTACAGGATCATATGTTGATGCTTTTGCCGGGGCTTTACCTGATTCAGTTAAGTGTGCAAAGCCTTTAGATTTAGCTGTAACAGCAGCTTTACCTTTATTAGTTTGTGCAGATGAAGCTGCAGGTTTGCTTTGACCAGCTTGTTTTGATTTGGTAGCTGTTGTTGTTTTTGCTGTTGCTGTTTTAGTGGGTACTTTAGCTCCAGTACCTACTGCATCTTTATTAGGGTTGTTATTTACTGCTGGAAGATTTGTTTTAACTTCAGTTACATCCAACATGTTGTTTGCATTTCTGTCATATGCAGAAGCTGTACCAGGAGTTGATGGTATTATATTACTTTGAACATTATCAGGAACACCATTACCGTCTTTATCATACTCAGGATTGTTATTTAAAGCTGTAGTGTTGCTTTTACCAGGATCAGCTTTTTTATTTACTATTCTAGATACACCCTCTATAGTTTTTCTATTAGTAGATTTAGTACCATAACCTTTACCCGGCATCATATTAAATCCAGGTATAGCAAAGTCACCACCAAACTCAACAGAATATTGAGAAGGTCTTCCTGTTAACCAATGTGATTTTCTCACATCTAACTTCATCCCTGGAAGAGTACCTTGAACATGAATAGGTTTTTGCTCAGGCATCTGCATTTGTGGATATGTCATTATATTCATACCCATTGGAAAGAATCCACCCTGTGGAACCATGCCTGCAAATGATTGCATTTGGTTTCTACCAAAACCTCTTGGCATCATTCTACGCATTTGTCTTACTGACATACCACGTTGAGCCATAGGTACTTGCTCCATAGGAGGTTGCATAGGAGCCTGTTGCTGCATCATCTGCTGTTGCTGTTGTTCCCACATAGCTTCAGCTTTCTCTTTCATTTTAGCTTCTTGAGCTGAATTAGCTAGTGCTGCAACAAACTCATCCTTTTTATTTTTCTTTTTATTATCCATGGTGTCCATAGGATCAAAACCAGCAGAAGGCTTTTCTTCTTCACCTCCAGCTTGTTTCTTAAGTAACTTCATTACTTGACCTATGTACTTTCTTTTTGTAATACCACCTTGTTTGTAAGAATTTTGTTTGTCTTGATTGTATTCATAAGGATCATACCCAGTAAAACTTACTGCATTATCTTCAGGAATTATATCACCACCTTGTTGCATGTAAGCTTCTTCAGGTATGTCATCATCATCTTCATCTTCTTCATCCTCACCATCAGCAGCTGTATCATCATAGTAACCATAGTCATCAGCTAGACCAGCTTGTCTTTCTTCTTCAGCTTCTTGCTCTTGACGTTCTAATTCTGCTAAGCCTTCATCATATGTATCAGTTTCTTCTTCTTGTTCTTGAACTGGTTCTTGACTTTCAAAATTAGCAGCAATGTTTTCTACCATCTGCTCAGCTTGATCCATAGGAATTTTAGCAGCCACTAACTCACCTATGAGTGAATCTTTCATCATGTCTATGTCAAGCTCATCAGTGTTAGCTAATGTTTTATAAACATAATCAGATATCTGTGCTTGCTGATCTTGCTGACCACCCTCTTGGGCTTTACGTAAAAACTTTGCAGTTTTGTTTACAAACTTTCCTTTACCATCTGGGGCTTTGTAAATTCTTACTTTTTTCTTCATATATTAAATATAATAAATTCTAATTAAACTACTAAACTTATTAAGTTTAATCTAGCTCTTCTACTATGTAACCTCTCTTTATATAATCTTGAATTTCCTTGTTTGATAAAGTTGTTTCAATATGGTTCTTTTTAGAACCACCTTTTTTATATCCCTTTAATCCAGCAACAGAACTTAAAAATGATACATGTGCAAGAGGATCTACTTCTTCTTCCTTATTTAGGTGTATACCAGAATCAAAGAGATCAAAACTTCTTTTAAGATTTTGAAAACCTTCAATGTCTCGGAGTGGAGTGAATGGTGTAACACCACTTAAACCTATTTTTGTTCCACTATATGCTGCACTACGTATCCTGTCATCTGTCCATCCTTGTTCATCTGAATTTGCTTCTTCAATTGTATTGACAAGATTGGGTCCATGTTTATTTATCACATCATAAAAACCTTTTCCTACTAACACATTCCCCGTGGTTAACCATGGTAGAGATGCAACAGGTGCAGTTGTTAACACAGATTGAACAACAGATGCTGCTGTAGGTAAACCAAGTGCGGCTACTAGAACTTTAATATAGTCCTTATCTAACATGTTTATTCTTCCAGACTGATATCTAGGTTGACCCATATTAATATCTAATTTTTCACCTTTTAACCATGAAGCGTTACCATTCTCAAGTATTGTAAACGGACCTTTAGGAATTCTTGTTTTTCCAAATTCTTTGTCATCAATTATATCCGGTTCTGCTTTATACTCTGCATACTTTTTATATATAGAATCAAACTTCTCTGGATCACTTAAGAATTGTTTTTTTTGTTCAGGTGTTAGCCTATCACTTTTTAATATTAATTTGGCTAACTCAGCTTCAGTATAAGATATAGTTGGTTTACCAGCATTTACTTCCTCTTTTGCTTTAAAATAATTATATTTTTTTCCTTCATTTATATCATAAGCACTAGTTGTTCCAGCAACTTGCTGTGTGGTTTCAGATGGTGTTAATGACTTACCCCAGTCAATATCTTGTGCAAAATTTTCAAAGAAAGGTTGATAGGATGCATCATATTCTGCAGCTTTTCTTTCCTGTTCAGCAATTGATGCATCAATATTTTTTTCCATATTTGCTAAGTCATTGTTATCCTTTTTCTTTTCACTTTTTTTAGAAAGAAATTGGTTATAACTATTAACTGCATTCTGATAAACTGCATCAGCATAATTACCATATAACTGTTGAAGACCTTTTACATCACCTTCACCTTGACTTGCTAAAAGAGCAAATGCCTGATCTTTTGTTTTTCCTGAGTTAATAAGTGCATCAATTTTATCTTTGTTTCTTTTAGCATGAGCAGCATTAGCATAATTATATACATCTTGGAAATTTGATTTGATGTCTGGAGCTTGCCCTAATTTTAAGTTAGCACTTATCTCATCAGGGGATAATCCTTTTTGAAGTATTGCATTTGATATGTCTTTATTACTAAATACTTCATAATCACCAGATTCATTTTTTACTGGATAGTAACCAGAATTTTTTAGTTCTGCAATCATTTCATCTGATGCTTCTTCAGCAGGTATAAAGTTTGCAGCAGGTCTTGCTATTCCTTTATATTCAGCTGCAACTGGTTTATATTCAGACTTTTTAATTGCAGCATTAGACTGTCTATCAAGATCGGGATCAACATTAATTTTTATACGGGGTACTTGTACTAACTCTGGTTTAGGTAAGTTGTCTACAATTACACCATCTTGAGCTCTTGTTAATGCAGGTATGGCAGGATCATTTACTTCTTCTACTATATAACCACCTTTAACATACTGAGCTATTTGAGTATCATCAAGTTCAAGATCTATATAACCACCATCTTCAAAACCATATTTTATACCTGCTGTTACTCTTGGATTAAAATAACTACCAGGCATCATAGTGTTTCGTACACCGGCATTTGCTACAAAATTTTTACCTAGGTTTTTTTCATAACCAAGTTCCAGATTTGCACTTGGATTAAATAACTTTCCTGGTTCTGAATAATTACTTAATGTAGCATCACCATATATGTTTCTATATTTTTTTCTTATACCTATGTCTTGAGTTGATCTGGGTGCAGTGTTTCTATTCATGAATGGAACTTCTGCATTTATGTTACCGTGTAATCCAGATTTATGTGACATATTTACATTGGCACCAATAATCTGAGAATCTGGTCTGTTTGAATTTGTATATAAACTAGGCTTTATGTTAAAGTTAGGAGGTCCGCCCTCTTGATAATACTTAGCATTAGGATTAAATATCTTATTTCTTTTAGACTTGGGTTTTTTGAATAATGGATTTTGTGCAAATAATATATTAGTAGCTTCAAGACTTCTAGAATACTTCTTAGAAGCTAAACCTTTCTTACTTGGTTTAGGCATCTGCACAAGCCCTCTAGTTCTACCACCCTTACGCATAAAATCCTCTGGCTGTTCTAGCTCAGGTTGCATTCTGTAATTAGTAGTTAGCTCTTCCCCAGGTTTAATATCTCTTTTAGCATACACATATCTTTTATCACCAACCTTAACACTATGCATATTTGGCTCATCAGAGTGATTATGCATATTACCCAGTGTACCTACAGGTTGACCTTGTTTATGTGCAAGACCTATTCTTTCACCTTGCTTAATTGGGTTCTTTGCAAATAAACCTTTATCTGCATTTGGGATTTTAGATTTAGATACTTTATACTTCATTATCTTAAAGATACTTGGTTTTTAATATTAGATATTTTAAATATCATATTTACATTGCCTGACACCATTCTTGACAAACTTAAGAAATTTAAATAATGTCTGAACTTCTTTCTTTGCAAAAGTGGTTTTACATAATCTAAGTTAGCTTGATTAAGAAGTCTCTTATAACCACTAGGACCTGTCTCCCATATCTGTCTCTCATCATAGTTACCTAATAGTTGTGTAGTTCCTGGGATAAGTGGTCCTTGTGGGGGATAACTTGATCCTATTGGAAACTCAGCTCTATCTTTTGTGATATCCCAGAATTGGTTTAGTCTATATTTGTTTTCTTCTTTAGAGAATAAGATATCATATCCTGGAACTGGTAAGTATGTTGGGTCTACAGATAAAGATGGATTAGGTCTTGGGTATTGTAAACTTAAAGTTACATTATTCTTAGGGAATAGGTTTAGGTTTAAGTATCCGGAAACTTGCTCTGAGTTATATATCAAGGCTCTGTCAAAATTAAAATCAAGAACATGATACTGGTCAAAGCAATTGTACTCAGATCTTTTGTAACACTCTAATATATACTCTACAGATTTAATTGTAGTTACTGTTTGTCCTGTTGATACAGGTATCTCTATTTCAAATGGGTAATCTACACCATAGAAGTTACAGTAAGTTCCGCATGTTCCACCTGGGTTAGTATCATGCTTCCATATATTAGCCATCAACTGTTGAGTACCATTAAAGGTTTCTCTTACAGTTTTAGTTGTAAGATAGTTTACTTTAGTTGGTAAAGTTAAATCAGGATGCCAGTCATGGAATGAGATAAAGAAATTATTCTTAGGGTCAAAGCTTACTGTCCAAGAAGCATCTTCAAATAAGAAAGGATCTCCTAGCAAATACTTGGCTTGACCATCTAATAAAAAGAAGTCACCTTGTCTTCTATAAAGAGTTCCAAAAGGAGCTGGTCTTTTTGGCTCATTATTAAGTGGTATGTACTCAACTCTACCTTTGAATATATCTCTTAACTTATAGTCTTTTTTAGTAAAGTATAGTACAGAGTTTTCATTATCATATAATGTTTGACAACCAATACCAGCCACAGGATTATCATTCCATGGATAGTCAGGGAAGTCTACAGTTAACTTATACGGTAAGAAATTATTAAACCACCACTTCAAGCCATTCTGTGATATTTCTTTTATACCATCACCATAGCTAAATATCTTACCTTGGTTCTGAGATATATAATATATTCCTGCAGGAGATGATATTACAGAAAGTCTGTTCTGTGATGAACCATACTCATATGTTCTATCCGCATTAGTTACAGATTGCCCAGGTTGGCTGAACAAACCTCCGTCACCTATAGTAAGTTTAGTACCAAGTTCAGTTTGTAATTGATCAATACCTTGGAACATTAATGGGCTGTCATTCTTGAATGTAATGAATAAACCACTCTTGTTTACTTGTTTTATACCACTTACTTCACTAATAAAATCTTTGTAGTTATTAGCAAGGAATATGATCCAGTTATCTCCTCTATAGCTTGTGTCAGATTGTTGTAGTGAATAAATGATTCTGTTTGGATTATAAGTATAACATAGTGATGCTACTTTAGGATCATAGTATCTACTTTGTAAAGTACCATATGAAAAGTAATTAGTAAATAGTTTGGATATACTTAGTGAATAATCATATCTATATTCATTGCCTCTGGTTATAATCTGAGGATCCATGTTAAACATAGACACTAGGTCTGTGTATTTATATGGGTTATAACTTTTTTCCCATTCATAGTCTCCATCAATTCTAAAGTCTACAAGTACTTCAGACTCCACAAAGAAATCTCTTACAGAAGAGTTAGCTAAATAAAAGAAAGAGTCTTTAGGTCTAAACTTACCTGGATATCCTGGTGGACCTTGAATAAGACCAAATGGAGTTGGTGGAATTATACCATTTGATAAACTATAAAAAGGGTTATCTAAATAATAAAAGTCTTCAGGACTTGTTCCTGTTGCCGTAGGGACTGCTGTTACACCAGATCCAGAAAAACCCAAAAGATCAGATGAATCAAACCTTTCAGAGTTTGCATAGAATCTTGCATATGGAATCATGTTTCTTATAGCATAATTATATTCAAACCCATCAGGCTGTCCATATAACCAGTCATAGAAAAAGAACATAGAATTCTTTTCTGTATATCTATTTATAAAAATGTCACCACCAAATAAAACAGGAGTTGTTGTTAGTTTACGTTGTGTTACTTGTTCATCATAACATATACCACTTGTTACATGAGAATTAAATATGTTACTTCCTGTACCTATTTTTTGTTCACAAGGTGTTATTACTATTTGTTTTATTCCTTGATATGTAGATTGTAACTGTCCATACTGATTACCTAGTCTTACTTTGACAGAAGCATAATGACTTGCAATCCTTGTTGAAAAAGGTAGTGTATAATCTTTATAGTCTGGTAAATTTGTATTACTGGGAACTGCTGGAAAAGGTCCATGAACTATTGTACCAAGTGTTTGTAAACTTTGATCAATATAGTTACCTGAAGCATCTTGTATAAAAGAAGGACCTTTATTTTGGTTATTTTGTTGTACACCACAGTCTGTTCTTAATACAACTGTGTCAGATCTTTTAAGATTATTAATACTGTAATTACGGGTTGTTGTTCCAATAACAGGCAGTGTAATTTGATATCTAGGTAATTCAAGTGTATTATCTCTAAGATATGTACTATCTTCAATTCTAAATCTAACTGTGTCAGTACTTTTATTTGCACCAAAGGCTCCATAAAAACCATGGGCAATCATTTGCAATGCATACTGATCCCACTTAACACATGCATATACACCTCTTAGTGCAATGTCTACACCCTCACTAAAGTAAAATATAAATTGATTTAGTCCACCAACAAGTCTTGAGTATGGATCCATATAAGCAGACTTAGGCATCTCTCTTTGGTATTCTGGTGCATTGGTGGTTATCAAGCCTGCACTTGCTGCTGTAGCCGTAGCACCATCCCAAACACCTTGTATACCTGAGAAAACAGGTCTAACTCCTGTAAAAATAGTTGATATTGTATCAATAAGCAAACCTGCAGGAGGTACTAATGGAAAAAACGGTGGTGTACCCAAACCATTAAAATATCCTCCAAGCTGTGTAGTATATAAACCAGCTGCTGTATTATAGGCTGTAACAGCAGCATTATAAACAGGACCACCTGCTATAGACCCTGCGTTTGTTGTAGCAGGTTGTGGAGGAGGTTCATTTATAATATACTTTCCTTGAAATGAATAAACAGCCTCAGCTATACCTAAAATGTACATTATGGTTTTTGTCTCATTAGACAAAAGCTTCCATTTAGGATGTCTATCTGGTTCTTTGAATTGTTGATCTGATACACCAAGCAAATGACCATAAAGCTTTAGTTCTGTAAATGATAAGAACGGAGTCCTAAACATTGTGTCTGGTGAATGGAAAGAAACAATTTCCCTTGGTATGTTTTGCGGAGAACCTGCTTTAATATAAGGATCATTAAGATTATAATTTAAGTCAGCAAGATTATTGGTATTACTAATTGGTTTGATTGTGTTAAAGGGATAGTTAGCATAGAGACCTGTTCTGTTTCTTTTAGCATTACCTTTTATCTCATAACTCCTAAAGTTGTTAATCATACCCTTAGCGACAACACTTTTGTTACCTTCTCTAGATCCTCTTAAGATTTCATAACCTACAATACCAGGAATATCTTCTCCATAATTATCTTTTGGATAAATTATGTTTTCAAAGAATACTCCCATTATTCTTATCTTAAGATTACTGCCAAAAGTAGTATAGTTAGTATTGCTCTCAAAATGAAGAGTGTTAGCATTTAAGTAATTATCAGGAAACTTATGATGTCTTATATGTTGACCACACAAATCATAAGATGGATCTGATATAGGTAAACCTGACACAGGATCAGTAGGAACAGCAGTCCAACAATTAGCACTTGCATTCCACACTTCAGGTTTGTTATCCGGATACTTTTCTTCAGACTCCCAGTAACCCATGTCTCCTACAGCTATGACAGTTCCACCATCATCAGTTGTAGTTCCTATCAGTGGATGTGTTGCAAAAGCACTGGCTGTATTATATACTTCAAATAATCTGTCACTTGCAGCAAGTGTGTTTCTATCTGTCCAATCTATAGTCTCTGGATAATTAATACCATTTATTTTGTAATCTCTTTCAACTCTTCCAGGTATATGGTAGGATGCAGACTTATCTCCGGTATCATAAACCCACCGGATGAAAAATGCATACACCTCATCTCTCATGTAGCTACCCTTGTTTCCACCTTTAATATAGTAGTCTGCAGGATATGCTACTGAAGTCCATCTTGTTTGAATAAGGTTAGCTAGTGGCTGGTAGTTAAAATCAAACTTAGATGTAGTACCTACTCTTAAAAGGTAATCATTTACTTCTCCAATTTGATTTGACTTTTCTACAATTGGTGTAACAACAGGAAGAAACCTAACAGGTACAGATATTAAATCTTCTTTTATCTGGTCTAGTTCTATTCTTTGAGTCTTAGTTGAATATATACCAATCTGCTTAGCCACAGTACCTTGATTTATATTTTGTACAACAACTAGGATAAACTCATCAAAGTTTTCTGCATCAGCTTCTACTTCAATAACTAATGATCCTTGAAGATCATTATCATACCATATAGGCTGACTGTTACTTGGGGAAAAGTAATCTGATACTTTTATACCATTAATACTATATGCAATAGTAGCAAAATAAGTTCCATTTCTAAGAGTACCACCTGAGTCACCAAGTCTAACTCTAAGACATGGTGTTTTTATTATTCTTGCTAACCTGGTGTGAATACAATCCAGAGAATTAAATTGTCTACAAAAAACACATGATGGGTCTGGTTCACCATCTCCATCTGAGTCTAATGGTTCTGTACAGTTTTCCACCCATTGAACTCCTGGCCATAATATTTGATCACCAAATTCATTAACATAATAGTTTACAATACCATCATAAGTTGCTGGGGTAATTGAACTACCAGAAGAGTTGGGTGCAGGAACAAATGAGTTTAATCCCCATGTATAATTACTTGCAGGCCATGTCTGAGGATCACCAACATTTAAATATCTATCAGGATTTAATCCATCAGCCCAATATACTTGCCATGAACAATCTTGTACTAATCTTGCTGAACCAGATATTAAATATCTTTTGTCAAAACCTAAACAGGCATCTTGTACAATAGGTCTATAAATACATCTTTCTTCTTCAAGCAATCCTATCTCAGACATAACAGGTTGACCTGTTGCATTGTGTCCAGCAGTAAATATAATCCACTTATCAGAAAACAAATGTATTGCACCTATTACATATCTTGCTACAACTTTTCTAGCAGGCAATAAAAACTGAGGCATTGTTATTCCAGGAGGAAAATCTGATGGACATTTAAAGTTTGATGCTTGATTAGATAATGAACCTATGTCACCTTCAATATTGTTATTCACAACATTACGGGCATGTGTCCACATCCCTTCCTGAATATATGTAGGATCTGAATCTTTATTTAAACCTTTTATAAAATTACTAGGTTTACTTTGAGAAGTATCTTGAATCTTTGCCATAGTTATATAACTCTAGTATTTCCGTAATATCTATAAAATGCTGCATTAGGACTATAGCTTTTAAACATGTCATAGTACTTGTTGTACTGGGCTCTTCTGTTTGTCCACCAAAGTTTTTCCATTTCTTTAAAGTTTGGTGTGTTAACTAAGCTAAGTGCTTGGTTTCTTGCAGCTCTAAGTCTTTGATCAATCAGACCCATCCTTTGAGAAACATCTTCTCCGTTCATAAATAAGTTCTCAAGTATTCTTTGTTTTAAAGCATACTCATAATACTCATTAAGTAAATCATGATCAGGTACAAGTAAGTTACCAGCATTGTCTTCTAATGCTCCTTGGTAATTAAGATATACATTACCTGTCTGAAAGTTTGTAAAAAGAAAACCATCTTTTATCCATCCTTCAAATGCTGTATTCATGTACAAGTTTGGACAATCACATTCTATACTTTGACTAGCTTTCATTTTTAATGGAATCAGTCTTCTGTATGTTCTTGTTTCTGTTCTACTCATTATCTGGACCAACTCATACTTTTCACCTTTACAGTTCATGAATACTCTTGGTGGTATACATGTGTCTCCGTAAGGATTGTTTGGATCATATGCTGTTGGTATTGGATCTACTATAGGATGATTAAGATCACAAGCTGCTGTATGATTGCATGGATTAGCATTACATGTTCTACAGTTTACACTTTCTGGAGCACATTGATTTACTGTAGATGGAAACTCTTTGTATGGAACTTCTTGTATATTAGTTCCTCCGGCTGGCCCACCATAACTTGTAGCAAGATCAAACTCTCCGCATAGTAATGCATAGTTAAATACATAGAAGTCATCTGGTAGTTTTACTTTACCATGACAAACTTCTAATACAACTTCTCTAGTTTGATTTATCCTTAGACCCAAATCATAGTTAAGTTTTTTAACCAGTTTGATTAAAGTCTGAGGCTCTATCATATTTTCTAGAGCAAATGTATTCATGTCTACTGTCACATCTTCCAGCAGCTGATCAAATGTTCTATAGCGGAGTGTATAATTAAAATCCATTATCTAAGTATATTTTGCCCATCATCTGTAGAGTCTACAGGTACTGACATCAGCATGGTTAATTCTTTTACAACAAGTTGCTCTACTTCAGCAAACAAATATTCTGGTAATGGAAGTGTTTCATCTTGTCTTACCAAACACTCTGCTGCAGGATCACATATATCTACATTACCTTCAAATATTGCTTCCATCTTAATTGCATCCCAATCTATGTTTGGACAATACACATAACCATTAAGGTACCAGAAATATGGCTTCTTGTTATACTTAAATGTTGTTGTCTTAGTCATAGAAACCCAAGTACCAGGATCTGTTCTGAACATTTCTATAGATCCATCTATAGAAGATGTGGTACGGATAATAGGACCAAACACACCATTAAGTATAGTTGGTAATTTATCTTTGGATCTTTTTATGTAACACTCAGAATATACACCAACACATCCAGCTTCTACTTTGTCTACATCTATAAGTTCAATATAGGGAAGCACTTTGAAGATAGAACTTATCTTCATAAGTCTAAATTGATTATCTTCTCTTTTAATCAGAGCCTGAGAATACTTTTGCAAAGCAAAATATATTTGCCTGTCTGTTAAAAAGGGATCTTCTTTAACAGCTTTTACAGCATTCCTAACTCTTGATATTGCTTCACCTATTGTTGTCATATGTCAAATTCATTATATGTTTTAAGTGCCTTCTCAGTTTCTTTTTTGATATAGTCTTTATATTGCACTTTTCTATATATTGTTTCTAATTTAGAAAGAGGATCAAGTCTTACATACATATTCCAATTCTCAGGATAAGTTTTTGCTACAGATCTTTTAAAATCTCTACATGCTCTAAAGCTCCAGAACTCTCTGTTCCTTACTCTGTGCTTAGGAGCAAGATTTGTAAAAAATATTTTAGCAAGCTTTCCATCTGTTTCCCAGTTTTTATTTGAAACAGTAACACCATATTTTACTGACTTTGAAAAGTCTATGTTGTTCTTTTTACTTTGCTGACATGTTCCAATAAATATCCAGCCTAATGACTCTGGTAACTGTACACCATCTCTGGTATCTATAACTGTTTGAAAAATATATCTGTTAAATGTTTTTGCAATCTTTTTCAAACTGTCATTATCCATGTTTTTATACCTTGGATACTTCTTTCTAAATAAGTCAAAGAACTCTTTGTTTAAAACATTATATACTTCTGGTCTAAACCTTGGAGCCTTAACATCTGGCTTTTTAAATTCCTTCATGCTATTACTATTAATATACTAAAAATAAATGAGACTAGCAAATGTAATTAAAAAACAAAACCCCCACAAGTGTGAGGGTGTTGCCTTGTTGTCACAGAAACCAACAACCTGTAACTTCTTTAAGGATTGCACAATTGATCTACTATATTTTGTAGAGCTGTAGCTAAATCTGTATTTGTTGCTATTAATACTACTTCACCGCACATGATGTTTGGACCAGTGTAAATTACACACTGAGCATCCATTACCTCAGAACATGGTTCTGGAGTGGGACAACCAATAGGTGTTGGACATGGTGCTGGACTTGGCATGAAGGTATCTTCACATCCGCATTTTTTACATTTATTTGTTGTAGTTGTAGTTGCCATTACTTTAAAGTTTTAAGGTGCACATGGTGTAGGTGTAGGTATCAATGTACCACATGGACTTATAAATGCTGTAAGACCTGTGATAGATAAAAAGAATCCTCCAACTTCTGTTTCATCATTTGCATTACATGTAAATGGATAAGTATATGCTGCAGGAAAATCAAGATTTAAATCTGAAGTTCCTCCAGCTGCTAATGAGTGAACTATGTTAGTTGATGTTTTAAACTGTGGAACACTTTCTCCAGAAATAACATGTGAAATAATATAGTTCAAATGTGATGTATCCCATGCATCATTACTACCATTGATGTTGCTCTCTTCTGAATTCTTAACTAATCCTAAACTTAATATACCTGTCTCAGATATATTTAATTTAAAAAGTGTTGACAGAATAGTACTTGTACTTGCACCTATTTTTATAATACGTCTAGAATGTACAAATTCAGAAGGATGTGAGTATGCTCCATCTAACTGATAACCTGCAGGAATTACTGCAGTGGGTAAAACTGATTCTGCATTACCAGCACCGTTTCTATTAAATTCAACAGAACCAAATGTATTAAGAATTACACCACCTGGTCCTTGGAAAGGTGTTACAATAGTTGTAGCATTACCTGTAGAAGGATCTTGCTCATAGTTGTTAACTGTACTAGTATATAACCATGGTCTTAATGCACTTGTTGTTTCAGCTAATGGAACTACAATATTACCTTTAAAATGTAATAGATTTCCTATTCTTCTTACTTGTGGATATTCATATAATGTTCCGGCTGTATCATTCATGTATGTATCAAAACCTACAAGTTTAACCCAACCTGTATCTTGTACATCTGCTGATAATACTCCAGAAGAAAAAGTTAGATTTACTGTGTTTGTATCTTGAACATTAATATCAACATTAAAGTTGGATACATAAGTATAAAGATCACATAATGTAATCCATATATTATTTATTGCATCAGCTGCTGTACTTAAATCTCCATCTTGAACCCATGTTCCAGCATAGTAAGCACTAAATGTGGTTACTGTAGGAAGAGCTGCTAATGGCTGAGTTAAGTCAGTAATGCATAAGAGTTGAGACTGAACTGCTGCTGAAATTTCAGCTGGTTCTCCTGTGGCTCCTTTAAGAGCACAGTAACCAACAGTAGCATCATTTAATAAAGCATTTAATACAACATCAATTCCTGCTGTAGCTGGACTACCTGCTATATAAGATTGCAAACAACCTGTACTTATTGTAGGTAATGTATATACTGGAGGAACTGTATTCTCAATTATTGTTACTCTAGTATTTAAGTCATCAATCTGAGTCTGTAAGTTTAAAATTTCTAATGCAATAGAACAGATTTTTTCACCTATCATATTTACATAATCTACTAATTGCATAGTAGTTTGTGTACCTATGACAAAACATGGAGCAACTGTTACTACACAATCAGGACATGTTGAAGTAGATCTTCTAGTACCTGCTAACTCTGTGTTATTAATATTTTCAAGAGCACAGATTCTATCAATAATTAATTGAATTAGTTTTTGAAAATCATCTGGAGGACATGCTGTTAAATTAAAACATGATAAATCATAGTTTGTAATCTTAAGTGTTTCCATTATAGCACACAGCTCTGTGGCTAGTTTAAATATTACATCAGATACAGTATCTCCTGTACACAATTTAATACATGGAATATCTGGACCTTGCCATATCACACAATTACTTGATATTGGGCTACATGGTCTATTATCTAAGTTTAATGGCTTCATATTATAATATACTAATTATTATTGAGAATTACAAGTCTTAAGTGTTGAATTACATCCACACCCGCATGAACTTGGTGGGCAACCACAAGACTGAACTGGTTTACATATATAATCAGGATCAATTAGAGCAGCCAAATCTATTAGCTCTTTTTTAATTAACCACTTTTCATCATCTTCAGGACAACAGTTACTTAATCCATATCTAAGTCTCATGACTTCTTTATACAGTATCTCTGATGCTCTACAAGTAATCTTTTCCCACTTATCTATATCACATGTTGGAACAGAGTATCCTGGTTTAATTTTTCTTTTAGGAAC